ACTATCTAAACGAAGACGCCACCAATGACGAGATCGACGAGGAAATCCAGAACGAGCTGGAGGCCTGGAATGACTGATAAACAGGCTCAGGCGATTATTTCAGATATCAGGCTGAAGCGCGGCTCTGGTGACGTTTACGCGCCAATTATTCGCTGGGATGAATTTGAGGTGATTACTGGCGCTCTGGAGGACGCAGAGAAGCGTATTGAAGAGGGCATTTGCCGAGCTAATCGTGAGCATCATCGCGGCTTCATGATGGCCTGCAACCACCTGAAAGAGCATGCAAACGTCCATTATGCTGACGCCGCCGAGATGGAAATTGCAGCATTACGCCAGCGCATAGCAGAACTGGAGCGTTACCGAGCCGCATTTACAGAGCAGAACGATAAAACGGAGTGGGTACAGCACGATAAACGTTTTGCCGTTGTGCGCCCACTGGGTAAGCACAGGGCAGATGTTCTCAGGGAATATATCGAACACCTGGAGGCGCGGGAATTCAAAGTTGAAATGCCAGAGTCATTCTATCCAGACGGCGATATTGATGCGCCGCTGGCAGTTGATGAGTTGGAGGTTATCGCCGCTATTGTGGAGGCGGGCGGAAAGCCAGTCGCATTTTGTAAGCGCTGTGACCGTGAGATAGACCTGACACACAGGCCGGACGGCTCACATTATTGCCACGCTCCAGACGCTGGCATTGTCGTGAAGGGGGATTGATATGGCAATTACATCAGGATACTCAATTGATGCTTATTGCGACTGCGAACAATGCGTAACCAATATTGCCCCCGTTGGGCGTTGGTGTCGTCAAGAAATGACCAGCGCAGCCGGAGAGACTTACGCAGAATGTGCCGCGCTGATACGTAGCTATGGCTGGAAACTAAGCCGAAACAAGATGCATGCGCTGGCTCCTGGACATAAGAAACCAAAATCATGGGGTAAATCATGACAACTAACAAACAGGAATTAGACGACGCACTGGACTTTGACCTTTTCGAAGGTGATTTCGGTACGCCATGCGATACCGAACTATCGAACAAAATTGTTACCTCTCGCGGTGAATACAAATGCCACATTTGCGCTGGCGAAATTTTGAAGGGTGAAAACCATCGTAGTACGACGTGGAAATTCGACGGCGAACTCATGTCATATCGGTGTTGCAACGAGTGCTGTATGGCAATGGTTAAAAGCGTCAATTGTGAATACGAAGAAGAAGACCCGATAGAAGCGCGTTACGCGCTGGGCCATCAACGCAGAGGATGGGCAGCATGACCACATTCACCAAAGAGCAGTTAATTGAACAGGCGCGAAAAAATATTGAAGTGCTGAAGGGGGCCGTAACCCGATTACCAGGCAACTCTGAGATTGCAAGAATTCATCTTCGCCTGGCTGAAATCACACTGACAGCTCTAACAGCCGAGCCACTTATGTGGGTTAACGAAGATTCACTACCGGTAAACTATCCATATGACGAGCTTTTCCCGTTCTCAAAAGTGAATATTGTGCGCATGTTTCCGGTGTATGGGCCTCAACTGCAGGAGGATAAATAATGGAACTACAGCCAATTACGCCGGATAGCTTGGACGATGAAGCCCTAACGGATCTGATAGAGATACGCAAAAGTGGCGTAGATCACCACGCCAGCGAGGGGAATAAAGTTCAACATGCCATTCAGTCCCTTACGCTCATTGCGCTGGTGGAGCTGCAGCAACGTCGCGATGCTGATAGCTCTGATCCTATTTACCAATGGCGTGAGCGTTATGAAGAGGGGAGCCTTTGGGATGACTGCACCAAAGCACAGTACGACGGATTCGCTAAAAAGACGGATTGTGAAGTACGCATTCTCTACACCGCACCGCCAGCGCCGGTAGTGAATGATGAACTCTATAAACTGGCAAATCACGTAGCCAGCAGTAAAAACGGATTACCGGAAGAGTGGCAGGATTGGGCTGAAGAACTGGAGAGCGAAATCCGCCGCGCCGCCATGCTTCAGGGCAAAGTTGATGATGAAGTAGGCTCATGGAACAACCACAAGAACACGCCTACCGCCAAATCTGTAAGCGAGACTGACAAGGTGCCTACAGTCTCGTTCTACCGTGATGGCATAGAAGCCGCAGCTAATTGGGTAGACCAGCAACGCGAATCCTACGACAACGAACACGGTCGCCGTGACAATGACACTGGTTCATTTGAGTTTGGCAACGACGCGCAGCGTGAATATTCCGACACGTTAGCAGAGATAGCTGAGGGGATCCGGGCATTGCACCCAAATGCTGGTATACCGCCAGCGCCAGTAATGCCGGATTCAGAAAATGGGCTTATTCCATGCCCATTTTGTGGCGGTAAAGCGCGTCAACTCACCATTGAGCAAGATAACGATCCGCATTTTGGTGGCGATGTTATTACCTGTACTGAATGTGGGGCTTCATCCCATGTTGAATTTGGATTTAAAGAAAATTTGAAATCAGTATGGAACAGCCGCGCCGCCATGATTAAAGGGGATGCAAAATGACCACTATTACCAGAGAACAACTGGAGCAGATTATTTTTTTTGCAGGTGAGGCAACGTGCCATCCTGATCCAAATTACTGGCTTGAGTTCGAAAAGCTGGCACCGCCTGGTGTAGTCCTTGAACTGGCGCGTATTGCGCTGGCATCGTCGCATGCCACCCCTATTTATCAGGTTCAATATGGTCAGCAATGGAGAGATGTAACCAAAGAGCGTTATGAAGACCATCGTGATCATGGTTCACCGATCCGTATTGTATACGCCGAGCCACCAGCGCCGGTAGAACAATCTCCTGAAATCATTGGTTATGAGCACCGTATGATATGCGGTGAGCTTCGCCCTGTACCTAAATTCAGTGTGGAAGAAACGCATCTCAATATCCTCAAAGAAGAGCTAGATGTGGATGCTAAATTGGCTGAATATTCACTGAATAAAAGCCAGACTCAGCCATCGCCTGCCTTAATGTGGCTGAGTGAATCCTATTTAGTCCATTTGGTGTCTTTACATCGTCGTCCGGTATTTCGCCATGAGAATGGCGACATAATGCTTAGTTGCCAGACGATCGCTTGTTTTGTAGATGAATACTTTGCAGAGCGTCGGACATTGGCTTACCGACAGTATTTATACGCGAAACTTCTAATTCTTGATAAACCCAACGAAAGTGGATATCTCGCTCACTTGGGCGAAACACCTCGCCTGAAACCACGCGGAATCCGTTTGCTAAATGCGATGTTTAATCGCTTTGGCTTCATGATTGAAGAGTTCGGAGGGTACGAGAATTTACTAAAACACATGGATAAGGAGATTGCTGGTGGCGAACCTGCAACTAGCAGCAAACAGTGACCATATAACAGACGAGCGCATTAACGAGTTAAAGCATATTAGAAATTACAGCCACCATATGCTTTGCAGTCGTGAGATTGCTGATATTTGCTACGCGCTTGATGAACTTCAGGAACACCGTAAGGCGGAACTGGAATTAAAAACAACGACCTTAGGATGCCGGAAATAAACTAATGGATAATGATTCTTTAACTTCTCTGATTGTTTACCTGCTGGGATTTGCTGTCATGTATTTCTATTCGCTAAAACGCGATGACGAATGCGGCCTTGAAAGAAACCCACGTGAAGCTTTTGTATTCGGTTTATTGTGGGTTGTAATTACCCCAATACTGTTTTTCTGGATTGTAATAGAAAAAATTATTCGCCTGGTACGTGCTACATATAACCGGAATAAAAAGAATGGCTGATCTCCACCTGGCAGTGAAAGGCGAATATTTTGACGCTATGAAGCGTGGAGAAAAACCCAAAGAGTACCGTTTGTGTACTGAATATTGGACTAAGCGGCTGGTAGGCCGCTCATATGACCGCCTGATTATTACCAGGGGCTATCCACGCAAAGACGACGCGGATCGGCGCATAGTTGTTCCGTATGACGGCTATGACATAGAGACAATAACTCATCCTCACTTTGGTGCCGAGCCGGTGAAGGTGTTTGCAATTAAGGTGAATATCAATGCCTAACTCAGACTTATACCCATTACCACCGCATCTTTATCGGGACCTGGTAAACGCACTATTTGATACAGCAATTAAATACCAGAATACACAGCAACTGAGAGCAAAATTAAGCAGTACATTACTAAATAGTGGAGTGGTACCTTGCGGCTCAGATAATTTATGGATGCCGTTATACACCGAAACTGAACTTAACGAGGCAAAGCAGAGCAATACAGCAGTGGTCAATTTTGAATGGACTAATTCACAGCTGGTAGCTTGCTGTAGCTATAGCAGTCGCCTTTCAGGTATCAATTTTTCTCTTTTCCGCGTATCAGGAGAAATGAACGAAAGACGCTTTATTGCGGTTGATATTGGTGAGCATCTGACCGAAGAAGAGGTACTGTCCCGAATAAAACAAAATGTCTGGCATGTTGTTATTGCTGAAGAGGGGCTGGGCAGACATTTAGCTGAGGCACTGGAGAGGTCAGGAGTGAAACCGCAGCGCGTATCTATGGCAAGACCTGAAGCCGAAGGGTTGCGTTCGACGCGTTATTTTAATCCATGGGCCTATGCCAACATAGCTGCAGGGGAGGCGTTACTGCAGTGCCGTCTTTACCTTAAACACGTACCTGAGATCGAAAATGTCGGTACCAAAATATTCCGACGGTTGAACGAGAATGGACAATGGCGCGTCACTTCACGCAAGGATATCGAGGCATCAGATTACGCTAAAGATACCTGGGCCAGTTTGTGCCTTGCTTTTCTGGCAGAGCCTCAGAAAGAAGGTTGTGGGGAGGATAAACAAGATGGCTAAGTTTTTCATCCCAGGTGTTGAGGCGGTCGAAGTTAAAGGACCGGCGTTTATTCCCCCGCAGCGGAAAGGGGTAAAGTTCCGAACGCCGCCACGTGGGTCTGAGGAACTTGGTCGATTCTACGATCTAGTTTTCTCACCAGAGGCATTCTTCGCGAGCTGGTGCGGTCGTACAGGCCACTATGCCTATACCTCGCAAGACAAGCCGTGGCGACAGGCAGAAAATCAGGACGGTTTTATCTATCTGTGGCCTATCACGCGCTTCAGTTTGTGGGGGGAATACATTACCTGGGAAATGAGTGCAGACTCTGAATGGGCAAAATGCTGTTGCAAGGAATATGTGGAGATTAATTTGTGAGTAAGCGTGAAGAATTGCTGGCACGTCATGCGCACCGGCTGCAGCAAATGCTGGTGGGCCACCAGCAGGAAATTACCGACCTGATCGCGGCGCAACAGCTGGAGCTGGCGGAGCTGATGATTCATGAGGACGATCCTCAGCGCGCGCTCGATGTACTGAATATTGTCAAAGCACCGCTTCAGTATGAGGTAAAGAACGGCAACCCTCAGTTAGCTGATACACTGGACGCAAAATGCCTTGTACACGTCATTGATCGCACCATAGAGCACATTACCGAGAAATATCGTATGTAACCGGAATTGACACCATGCCCCTGCACAGTAATACTGTATATAAAACCAGTATTATTGTGCGAGGTATTCCCGTGGGCTTTCCATCACCAGCAAACGATTATGTCGAACGCCGTCTTACCGTAGACGATATCTGCCATAACGATGCTAACTGTTTGACCATACAAACATCGACCGGCTACGCCGTTGTTAACCGCTCATTTAAGCCAAAACAGAGCAACCTGGTGCTGATCTCATTCTGCGGTCGTACTCACTTTGCACGTGTAATGGGGAAAGCGTTGATAACCGACGACGGCGAAGCCATTGAAGGGGATGCTCTTGATGATGTAACAGTCATGGGAGTCGTTACATTCCTCATCAACTCCGCATTAAATGCTGTGACTGATGAGCTTCCCGTAATTTAGGGGAATTATGCCAACTAAAGCTGAACTCCAGGCCAAATGTGAGCAACTGGAAAGGGATAATGCAGAACTTGTGCGCCAGCTGCAGCGCATGGAAAGGCAGCTCTCCGGGCAACTGCTTCCTGAAGAATGCCAACCGGCAGATATGCCGACAAACCTGATGGCGCTGATGAAAAAGCACAGGGTTCCGTGGGAGGTTTTTTGGTGCTATGAGCACGAACGCTGGCTTGATGAGTTGTGTAGTAGCTTCCCGCACGATACCTACGGGACGTGTCCGGGATGTAGGGGGGAAGATGGCAGTCACTGACGAGAGCATTTACTTCAAAATGCTGAGAGAACGGCGGCTGATGCGTCAGCAAATAGCGAGCCTTGAGCGCCAGCTGCGTGAGGCAGAAGAACGCTTAAATTGCTACAGCACCAACCAGAGTACGATCCCGCCAATACCGATGACAGCGCAAGTCCAAGAATGGATGTTTGAGTATGGTCTGCCGTGGGAGGTTTTCTACTGCTACGATCACAAGCGCTGGGTTGACGAGCTGGATAACAGCTTTCCGTATTACTGCGACAACCGATGCCCAAAATGCCGTAAACAAGCTGGGTAGCTGGTCAACTATCATTCTGCAGGTAATTTATTTCGTGTCTATCTGAAGAAGACTTGCCCATTGATGGTAGTGGTATGTCATAAAAGACCCGCAGGCGCGGGTCTTTGTCTAATAACATGCCTTACAGGCATTGGTTTAGGTAATCAATAACCGCCATAGCAATTTCGATTATTGGCGGTACGATCTTGAGTAGCAAAGTGACCATATTGAGCCTCCATAGGCTTCAGTGTTAGCGGCCTTTAAAGAATCCCCACAAGGTCAGAACGATGACCGTTACAGGGTGCGCAAGTTGTAAAAACAACAGCAACATTTGCATGTTGGTTCCTTACTTTTTCGCGCCTAGCTGCAAACACTCTTGGGTTTTCCTTTGCAGTTATCGTACCTGTGCTGCCAGATACATTCGGCTCGAATTTTGGTTTGAGTAAGGTTCAAGCATCACCAAGAACCTGGAACTAAATTCACTTCTTAATCAGTGGTGAATCTGTTTTACGTCTAAAAAGGTTTGAAGCGTTTTGTTCAACTGGTTAAGATTACCCGAGCTGCCAGATACATTTGGCGCGGTGGAAGAGGTGCGAACTCTTCATACCGATTGAAAGGCCCGGTCTCATCAACCGGGCTTTTTCATACCTGTCCCGGATAGCCCTTCAAATACCACATATAGGGGTTTGCACCCTGATACAGCCTCACATCTTGCTTCTCCCAAGTATTGTAGAGAGCTTTACTTTTCGTTCAAGAGTTGACCTTCGCGATAAATTGAGGTTGCAAAAGGATAAAAAACATGAAACGCACGTCTTATAAGGCCTGGCGAGGATGTCAATAATTGAGAAAAAAAATAGAAATTTTGATCGAGTGCTGATTTCTTCATCTGAAGAGAGGAAATTCTCTACTCAATTACGCCTTTTTAACAGCAAACATCACATATCCCGGCATGTTTACGATGAGTAGCATTTTTTGTAACTGCACTTTTGTGGTTCCACTCTTGCGGAAAGATGCGCAGGTTTACCGCTTGCGTTTATCCACATATCCACCTGATAGATCAATTCTTTTAGTCCAATAGAGATCATTAAAAGATCAATAAAGATCACCGGCGCTGTATCTATTTGATATAAGTAAAGAAAACAGCAGATCGTACGGTCACTTTCATAATAAATACGGTCGCTTTCATAAATAATACGTTTACTTTCATAATAAATACGGCTACTTTCATAATCCGATTACGGTCACTTTCATAATTTGCTTGTTTTTTAAGCTCCCTATGTGGATAAATAGGAATGTCTTTGAATAACAATGAGATCGTCAGCCCCTTTGCTGTCACTAAAAAAGATTCAGACACAGTTTATGAACTGACGCCAAACAGCAATAAGACGGTTCAGCCTGTCGCTTTGCTCCGACTTAGCGTATTCACGCCTGTATCGCCACGTGAGCGCGGCAAACGTGATTTCCTCATAGATGCCTCGGATGAGCTTTCCAGCCTTGAGGTGGCCCGTAGAGAGGGCTACACAGACATTAAAATTCACGGCGCTAAGCTAAATATGTCCACGGATTTTAAAACGTGGGTAGGGATCATTAGCGCTTTTAGTGTCTATGGCTTCACATCGGAAAAGATAACACTGCCATTTACTGAGTTTGCGCGGATGTGTGGTCTACGCCCAACGGATATTAACCAGCGCGCGCGTAAACGCTTGTTTGACTCCATGTTTAACCTTTCCAGTGTGACTCTTTCCTTCCGCTCCAAAGACGGAAAAAAGGCCATGGTTACGCACCTGGTGCAGAAAGCCACGCTTGATACAGACTCTGACCAGGTTGAGATTGTTGGCGATCCGAACCTGTGGGAGTTGTACCGCTACGACCATAAGGTATTACTGGGCTTAAAGGCGCTGGGTGAGTTATCTCGTAAGGAAGCCGCTCAATCGCTGTATATCTACTTCGAGTCCATGCCTTCCGGCACGTTGTACGTGTCACTGAAGCGCTTACGTGAGCGTCTGGCGATGCAATCTCGCGTCTGCGACCAGAACGTTGTAGTTCGTCGCGCTATGGCTGACCTTGTGTCTATAGGTTATCTGGAGTTCTCTGAAGCGAAGAAGGGCAGGGAGGTACAGTTTATTATCCATTCCCGTTCGCCAAAGCTGACTGCCTCCAGCTGAGGATTACGGTTAGTTTCATAATACGGTTAGTTGCATGCTCCTGCATGTGTATACGGTTAGTTTACTGTACGGTTAGTTGCATGTTTTGCCCCGTTGCTGGTGGTCGCAGGGCTGAATAGTAGACCTGCAGGCGCGATGTTTTATGAAAGTAACCGTATTTACTGGCTCCATTATGAAAGTAACCGTAATTAAACCCGGGCCGAAAAAAAGGCCGCAAACGCAGCCTTTCCAATACCCATCATCACACCATCATAGCTTCATGTTGTAATCGGACCGGATTGCGTTACGCGAATTGCATTCCTCAATTGCATCAAAAAGCACTCTCGTATACACCGGGTATAGTTCCAGGTATTCGGGAGTATCTTCAGGAATCAGGCACGGTAGGTACGTTTTGGCTTTCTGCTTTGGTAGGCTCACTACCTTTGTAACGACTATTGGCTCTGCGGTTGACTTCCTCGGCGCGTTCCCGTTGCATCCTGATAACACTGTCAGGAAGACGCAAATTGCGAAGACCCGCCTTCTGGAGCTGCTTAGTAAGGTTTGAAATTGCATCTGCTGTTTCCTGTTTCTGTTTGCTTAGCTGTTCTTCCAGATCACTCTCTTTCTTATCGCTTTCAGCCTGAAGGTCGGCGCGCCTTTGCAGTTCAAGCCGCAACTCTTCGTTTTGCGATTGCTGTTGCTGGAGAGCGACACTCAGGCCGCGTTTTTGGGCATCAAGGTTGTCGTTGTCTTCCTGCAGCGTTTTGTTGTCGGTTTCCAGACCTTTTACGTACTTAACGTGATCTGAATAGGCGTTATATCCCTTAATCAATACGTAACTGAATAGGGCCAGCGTGACTGCTATAACCGGCGTTCGCCAGGCACTTAACATGTTCATTCCTCTTTGAGTGCGTCTATAACGCCGGGGGGCATGATTGACGCTATGGCTTGTGACATAACAGGATCGGCGGTTAACCCTACCGTCAGTGTTATGGCTACGGCATTAGCCAGTGATTTTGTGGCTACAGCCGTAGAGTTATTTACCCGGTCTGTGTAATCGCTGGTTACTGTGCTGGTGGCATCAAGTACCGAAAACAGCGGGGAAAGCGTTTCAGTTGCAACTTTCAGCGCTTCAATTTCAGCTGGTGTAAAGCTGGGCGGTACCGGCGGGGGAGTTGCTTCTCCTTCGCCTCCGGGCGGAACGGCGGCGGCAAGCATTTTTTCGTTAATGAGGGTCATCGCATCTGACAGTGCCGTTAGCTCAATATGATTCAGTGCGTCGATCATGCTTTCACTGGTGGCGGTGTCACATAACCCTTCCACCAGCGCAAATGGCGGTACCGGCGTTAAGCGGTTGCCTTTTGCATAGCATTCCCAGCCGATTTTCATCTGCAGAAGATCCGATGGCGTGGTGTACCCCTGAATCGCTGCAATAAATCGGCTGGCCTCCGCAGCTGCTGCAGCCAGTGTATTGATGTATTTGGGTAGCATATCCGTGTACCCGGATATTGATGGAGGGTATGTGACGTCAGCCAGGTAAAGAGCGGTAACGGCACTCTTTAGGCTGTCAGACAGGCCTGTCGCTTTGCGGTAACTAATAATGGGCGCTGGGGTCGCTGAGCCTTGTGCCGTCAGGATGCCGAAAGCATCAATTTGTTTATCGTTATCTAACATCATGCCACCTGAAAAAAATCATCGCCGGTGGCTACCACTGAGCCGCACGACACGGGATCGGAAACGCATGCGATAGGTTTCCCGTTTATGGTGAACCAGGGGCGTGTAGATACCGCTACGCCGCTGTGAGTGGAATTGCCGTCTGAGTGATCGGGAAAGAGGTTTCCATCCACCAGCACCGGCTTTCCATTGATGGTTAGGAATGGCTCTGCTTCTGCTGTTTTCCTGGATGGAAATCCACCATGACCAGAGCAAACGGAATCAATAGTTCCTGCTGCGCTCATAACGCCTCCTGTGTTGGTTACGCAGAGGTGAGGATAGGGAGTCTGTGATTTGGTTTTACGTCTTAGGTTGGGTGTAAATGCTCTGTATGTTCGATGTATTTACGATAATGTATTGTCTATGTATTTACGATGTAGTGTCAGTAATGTAAATACAAAGTATTGACATGAACTGGTTACGCATTACACTTCATGCGGATATGCCAAACATTACACGCATGTACAGTGTAATTACATTGTTAATACTATGTGCGCTATGGGGATGATTTATGGGTAAGTCGATTGTATATGTGTCGGATAAAGGCGGTGTGGGGAAATCCACAACTGCAGCTAATACGGCGTCAATGCTCGTTAATAAGGGAAAGACGTGCTGCATTCTGAAGTCCGATAAAAACCAGGATATGGTTAACTGGGGAGAGGACCGCAGAAGCAATGGTTTACCCGTTGTTCCTGTTTATGAGGCGTATGGCGAGATTAGCAAAGAGATCGTTAAGCTGACGGCTATGTTTGAATACGTCCTGGTTGACTGTGCTGGTCACGACAGCAAGGAGTTCCGTAGCGCCCTGACCGTTGCGGATATCCTTATCACCCTGGTTAAGCCATCATCTAAATTTGAACGCAATACGCTTACAGCTGTAACCGAGAAAGTGCGTAAGGCTCAAAACGCCAACCCCAAACTATCCCCGTGGGTTCTTCTTACCAGGATAGAAACCAATAAGCCAAGCAAAGTTAAAGATGCCATCGAGCTGGATAAGTATCTGCGTTCAGATCCTGTATGGATTCAACCGTTAAAAAACCGCCTTGCGGCTCTCGATATTTTTGAAAGCGCATGCAATGAAGGGGCCGGTGTTCATGATGTAGCGCGCGGTAATAGCCTTGGAAAAGCTAAGGCACAAATCGAGCTGGTGGCTCAAGAAATTGGCATCCTGTAAGAAATACGATGTAAATACGAATGGACAATACAATGTATTTACCTTAATGTAATTGCGTTGTATGTACATGGTAAATATACGGTAGGTACTCATGAAGCTAAAACCACCAAGCGTTGACTTAAAATCAACGGAAACGCCTTCAAACTATGAAGTATCCAGATTCATCAATGAAGGTGATAAACGTCCCAGCAAAGCTAAAACGGTGCAGCGCACGTATCGTTTGAATCCGGCGTTCATTGATATTATGGAAGCGGAAGCCCTGCGTACTGGTCTTGGGAATACTGATATCTTGAAAGCTGCGTTGTGCGCATACTCAAAAATGCCGGAGAACGAGAGAAATCACTGGTTGCTTGAGTTTCCAAAAATGTAATTACGTAGTATTGCCAATGTATGTGCATGCTGTGTGAAAGAGGCCGCTACTAACGCGGCCTTTTTGCTTTACAGGCCTTAGGCCACATCTAGTGTGGCTACGATATCAATAGCAACCTCACGTGAGTCGCCTTTGCATGACATAGAGCGGCGCGCAAACAGGTCGCGCACGTTAAAGCCAGCTTTGCGGTATGCCTCAACCAGTTTTTCGTTGCTGGAGTTCGTGGCGACCACGCGCGCGCCTCGCTGGTGGGCTGCAACCATTTCATTGAGCAACTGCCATTGGTGTTCGTCTGTGAACGTAGTGCCGGTGTATGTTGTGAATCCTTCCTTACCCGGTAACGGCATATAGGGAGGATCGCAAAACAGCACATCGCCTTCACCGGCCTGGCGGATAGTGTCCACGAAGGACTGGCAGTGAAATTCGCATGAAGGAGAGAGCTTGCTAAAGGCCTCCATTTCATCTGCAGGGAAATAGGGGGCTTTATACTTGCCGTATGATGAGTTGAACCCGCCCTTTAGGTTGTAACGCATCAGGCCATTGTAAGAATGGCGGTTGAGGTAAAGAAGTGCCGCAGCGCGTTCCAGTGGCGTGTAGTGAATACGGTTGAACTTCTCGCGAATGTCGAAGTAACCCTTTTCGGAGTTATACCCATCAAACATTGCCCTGGCTTTATCCACCAGCGCGCCGGGGGTTTTCTGTAGTGCATGGTAAAGGCCAATAAGGTCTGCACTGGTATCCCCGCCGATGTATCGCTCAAAGCCTTGTGCATTGAGGAATACCGAACCAGCACCGACGAACGGCTCAATGAGGCGCTTACCCGATCCAATAAACGGCATGATTTGGTCCAGCTGGGCATATTTCCCGCCGGGCCATTTGAGGAACGGGCGTACAAAAGACGACGTATTCACAGACTTAGAGGTTTTGCGTTTTTTCTTTGTCATTTTCTCAACGGTTTTAGGTACAGGAGAGGGGGATTGCAGTGGTGCATTAACCGGTAATTCGCAAAGAATGCGTGTCATCAGCCAGCGCATAACCGGAACTGCCATACTGTTGCCAATGGCTTTATGTCGTGGGCCATCCTTCGCCATCTTGAAAATCATATCGTCCGTAATGTCTGGGTAGTGGTGGCGCAGGTACGCTACCTCGTCGTCAGTAAGGCGCTTGGTCTTATGTACGGGGATCAGGGTGTGATTATCCGGCATTCCCTGTAAGCGCTCGGCTTCCACGGGGGTAATGCGGCGCACAACCATTCCGATTGTTTTGTCGCTGGTGGGATAGCAAGCGGCGGTTGGGTTTAGTGCCTGAATAGTCTGGCTGACGTCTGGATCTGCGCTGGCGTATTGTGTGCCGGTCATTTGTGCCGGAAAGCTCAACACGAGATCAGTCGCTTCTTTGAAGTCACGGGCTTTAATCGTTGAGGCGAAGTCGCATTCTGAATATTGGCCTAACGCCTCCATGCGGAATGTCTTCACAGACTGCTCAGTGAAGATGATCGGCTGCTCATGGTTACACGTCAGGGTAGGTGACAGGTTATCGTTGATTTCTGCGCCAGCTTGCCCGTGCGCCATACATATCAGGTGCTGGGCTTGGGCTTGGTTGTCGTCTGCGCCACGGACACCAACCCCATTTCTAGTAAGGGAGGAAGCGACCGACCACGCTTCGCGGCTCGGTGCAGAATCCCTGCACACGCTGCCGGACTCAAGAAATACCGACGTGGGATCGAAGTCCGTTCGAGCACTTGCCACAAGGAAACAACGGCGGCGTCGTTGTGCCACTCCGAAATATTGAGCGTCTTTGGTTGTCCATCCCAGGCGGCGGCTTCTTCCAATAACACCACCGTGCTTTGACCACTTTGGAAACTGTACGCTGGTTTTTTTGTTCCAGCCCCAGTAGTCAGAGGTTTTTCCGTGGGCAGGTCTTGGGCCAGGTTCAAACGCTTCAAATTCTCCAGCCAGTGCAGCGAGGAAGTTTCCGAAAGCGTTGTTGTTATCGCTGTAGATGCCTGGGACGTTTTCCCAGACGATGATGACAGGCGGCTTGCCTTCTTCGGCGCGTTTATCGTCAATGACATTGGCTAATTCAACAAATGCGAGGGTTAATTGACCGCGTTTTCCTTTCATCCCAGCGCGTAAGCCAGCAAGAGAAAAGTCCTGGCAGGGTGTACCACCCACCAGCACATCAGGAGCAGGAATTTCACCCACGCGGATACGATCGGCGATAGTTGTCATATCGCCCAGGTTCGGTACATGGGGCCAGCGCTCAGCCAGTACCATAGAAGGGAATTCTTCGATCTCAGCGAACCAGAGAGGACGTAAGCCCAGCGGTTCCCACGCCAGACTTGCCGCCTCTACGCCGCTACACACTGATCCATAGGTCAGTTGGTGGCGTATTACTTGGTTAGCGCTCACAGACGCCACCCAGCGCAACGGTGAGATCGCTCATCATGGCGTTGAACTCGCCTGAGAAAAGTATGAAATCAGCCACCAGCCGGGAATGAGCGTCTTCACGATCGATATCGTCATTCTGGTCGCGCAGCTCGTCGGCGAAGTTAATGGCTTTGATCGTCATATCATCCATCAACCGAAACGACATTCGGTCCCGCCAGTGCAGTCCCGCAGCGGTCGCCAGCTTACCGGCTTCCAGGTGCGTAGATATTTCATCGCTAAACAGATCTTGTTTGCTAACGCGGAGTGCGCCGCCATCTTCCAGAATGGCTTTAAGCACGGCATCAGAGCCAATAGTGAAACCTGCTGGCATCTGATTTGATTTGAGCCAATCGGTCATCGTCAGCTCAATGGGGTTTTCCATCATCAACGGCACAACGGGCAGAGAACCGATGGTTTTACGTAACAGGGCCAGTATGTTTTCTGCAGTTCTGGCGCTACCGGCTTCGACGATAACCCGCTGCAGGTTCAGGTCTATCCAGACGTAGTGCATGGAGGACTTGGTGAATGCGCGCGGAATGAGAGCCATCAGCGCTTCATCTTTGAGGGCCAGACGTTCGGCGCGGCGAACTTTACGGCCTTGCGTGTTTTCTACCTTGTTTACACGCTTCGCCACTTCCTCGTTGACTACATGCGTGGGGAGTATCTTGCTTTCATTGCAATAGCAGATCAGGTAAGAGCCTTCATGCTCAATAACCATTGTCTCCGGGGTAACGTTAACCCAGCCAGACGTAGCCATATCCTGAGCTGCACAAGGCGTGAAAGCGAACTGGGCTAATTGCTCGTGAAACGCCTCGCGTGACAGGGAAAAATCACGCGAAAGGCGATAGATACAGACGTTTTTTAAGAAAGGAGATTTCATCCTGTGATTACCTACCTGATAAAGACAGGTCGATTAAATCACATTATGCCTTAGAATTGATGTTATTTATTTTGAAAAATCAACTTGCGATGCTTTGCCGCTCAGCTTGCCAGCTGCAGTTAGGTCCATTGCTGTGCCTGCTGTTATTTCTGTTTTACCCTTAGATTTTAGGCTGATTTTTCCACCAGCTTTTACAATGAAGTCTCCACCAGCATCAAAGACCACATCACCAGGTCCGATAATGTAGGCTTTACCGTCCTCATTCATGCCTATGCGCGTACCAGCTGCAGTATTGGCTATCTCATACCCGCCACCAGCTGTACGAACCTCAAAAACGTTATTGCGATGCACAACAAAATCTTCACTTGGTGTGAATTGTGGGCGCGCTGGCGCACCATCAACCGGCGGCGGCTCCCACGCGGAACCTTGCCCGGACGCTTCAGGCGCAACGTTAGGAACCCCGCCAGGCGAATCGGAGGCTGCGCCGACAATCAACGGTCGTCGTGTATCAGGCTTTCCCCGAACATCGGTATATGGAAACTCTACCCACACCAGATCACCGGTAACTGTTGGTGTAAAAGCATTGCCAATGGGCATCATGTATTCCGCCCACGGTAACGATTCATCCGGTACGCCAACCCAATCCGGCAAAACCCTTACTTGCGCGCGCATTAATCCGCCAGGGTGCTTAGTTCCCACAATGACAGCTCTTTTCTTACTCAATGTATGGCACTCCTAATATCATGCGCGTGATATACGATATGCGGTCTTCGTAATGCGCTACTCGCTCAACAATGAAGTTTTTCGGGAGGGATTCATCTACCTGGTTTTTCTGGTCGTAGCGATGGATCTGGATACCGATCACCATGCCTGCAGTGATATCTGTGTTACCTGATACCTCAATGTCTAATTTCGGTACCAGGACCTGCTGCATGTTCTTCAGCGTGGACATATCTGCATCGGAAACATAGCGAACGGGCAGGGAGGCGTCCCCAGTTTCGACATACCCATCAGTTTCTGAGTAACCAACAAAGCGATACTGGCTATCCTGTGTGGCGGCAAAATCCTGATTGATGTGCTCGGAACGGCTGATCGTGTATTGAGCTGAGGGGTTATTGGACTCATACACCATCGCCGCTTTTGTCTTGATTAAGCGCGCCATTTCCTTCACGTAAAACTTACCGCGCGCTATCCACACCAGAGCGCCATGATCGGCAGCTATTTGGCTGAGCACCAGCGATGGCTTTTCTCCCATATTTAGGTGATACGTTCCTGCTTTTTTAAACGTATCAGCCTCAACGGTTAAAGAACCTGCAAAGTCTTTGAGAATGTCTCTTGGCTGTCTGTTTGAAAACAGTTTTGCTGCGCTGGTGGGCGTCTTGATTGTCTTCAGAGCGTCAAGGATCGCTGTTATCTGGACCACATCGCCCTGTGCCGGTGCTGACGTAACGAAAAAGGTTTCTTTTACCGTCTTGCGGTCGCCGGTGGGATCGCCCGTTTCGACCACCAGCTTAGCGCCGTAGGCCGCTTTGTATTCGTCAACAATAGAACCCGTGGCATCCCTCACCTCCAGACGCAGAAGGGGGCCGGTAAGCGCTGTTTTCTCAATATAGAGAACCGAATTTATCCATTCTCGGGGGATGACCTGATCGTTAAGCGTTGCCGACTGAAGAAAGTATTGCTGTAACTGAGCCATAACTAACCCTGAGTGCCGCTGTACGTATGAACACGAACCTCGCTCGCATCGACCTCGAACGCGGTTAGCATGTCTGCCATAACCGTTAACGTCGCCTGGGCTGCAAATATCCGGTTTTCGGTAATCGGAGTTGATAAATCGCTGTAGCCGATAGCCTTTGCATCCTGGAAAGAGCAATCAATTTCCGTTTTTGCGTTAACCAGATAGTCGATAGCCGTAAAGCTGGTGGATTCGCGCCAGCGTAATGATGACGCTAAGGTGTTACACATCAGGCTGAGAGTGGATTTTTCGGCAGCAATCAACGTAACGCTGTAGGTTAGCAATACCTGCATGGCGTCCACCTCAGCGATCGGTGTTTCGCCATCATCAGCCATTAAGTCTCCTACTTCGCGCCGATGACGTTGGTTGTCGTTATTTTCGTAGTCAGCGTCAAAGGTCCGTGAAATGTTGATAAACGGCATGGCATCGCGGTTAATATTTTTATCGGATGGAATGCTACGGCGTCCAGCAGCTGCGCGACGAACCGCGCCCAAAAATTCAACCACGTTATCAAAATTGCCCACGAATACGCGGTCTTCCGGCTTACGCTTCAGGAACTCAGCAAACCGCTCACGGCCCCTGTTGGGGTGAGTCACTACGACGTCGCTGAAAATTTTATTAATTTCCCGCGCCACTGCTTCATCGATCGCGGAAAATCCGGTTATTTCGAACTTCCCTGTACGTGTTTTTTTCCACTGGCGCGTTTTGGCTAAAAGTTCTCTACTCATTTAACGATCCCTCCCTCAGTTGTATCCATGTTTCGTGCAGGAATGCAGTAATACAGCGAGCCGACGTGCTGTGTACCTAAGCTGTAAATGCGATGTACATACCACCAGCGCTGGGCCAACTTCCCGGATGCCATTTCTTCATTCCAGGTGAGTATTGAACCGATAGAAACGTTTTCTGCGGCTATACGCAGTAACTGAAGCTCATCACTCAGCCCGTCCTGTTCGCCGTCAGAATCAACGGCCTGAAATGAATCCCGTTCATCAGGACAATCCAACACCTTGACCGGGACCGGATCGAGATAGCGTAGGTCACGCTGGTTGTTGTTCAGTTCGGTGTAGGACGGGCCTTCAATACCGCTTTCTTCGTCAACCTCGCCCACATCCTCGGGGTCTGGTCGAAAGAGCAGGGCGTCAAAGTTATCCGGGTGCAGGTCTATGAATTTCATCCAGTCCTGGCGCACCATCGAATTGAGCGGGGAGTGGCCTTTAAAACGCGGCTTCAGACTTATGTCCTGGTCGCGTGTCGCCAGTTCACCTGGCAATGCTGCGACCGGCGCGCTTTCTGTTGAGCCTATCTCATCAAAAAGCGTTTCTTCTGGCTGCTGCGGGGCAGCAATATCCACCTCCACCAGCTCATCCATATCGGTAATTGCTGGTGGGGTGGCTTCGGTTGTTTCCTCTGGCTGGATAACGACAGGGCTAACCGGAGTGACTGTTACCGGCCTTATGTCGTCAAACCATTCATCAAAACGGCCCATTCTGTGCCTCACTGACGGGGTTAATTTGCGTATGTGAGCACTGTATGGAGATTGTGAATTGCAGAGGCACTAATTATTTTCAGTTTCCAACTTGTCAACTCTGCGGGAGTGCGATATTATGTTTCCAAGATGGAAACACAAGGAGAGCGAAGGATGCATGTTGTATCGAGAGCACCTTTCGATACAGCCACCAGGCAATTCCCCAATCAGGCAGCGGCACTAGACGACGTATACCGGACTTTGAAGAGAGAGAACTACACTTCACCGGACGAAATGAAAAAACGATTTGCCTCGCTGGACAGAATGAAATATCGGGAGAAGTGGTGGGTGATCGATGTTGGCGGTGGGAATTTAAGGGTGATGTTTTTTGCTGATTTTGAGCGTGGGAAAATCTTTATAAAGCACATAACCACACACGCCGAATACGACAAGCTGACAGATTTTTACCGGAGAACTAAAGAATGATGTACACCGATGCTATCCAGGCGGCAAACAGCCTGGTTAGCATTGTCCCCCTCCTGGGGGGCAATGCCTCTCGCAAGGACTATGAAGACGCGCTGACGCTGGTTGAATACTTGGTTGAACACGAGCCAGATCATCCGCTGGTGGACATGCTGGTTGCGAAAATTGCCCAGTATGAAGATGAGGCGGAAGAGTTCGCGGAGTTCAACGACCGTATTGCAGCGTTACCAAGTGGCGTGGCCCTGCTGCGTGTCCTGATGGACCAGCACAAACTGACTCAGAGTGATTTTGAGGAAGAGATTGGTAAGAAATCGCTGGTGAGCCGCATCCTTAACGGGACTCGCTCATTAACACTGGATCACATGAAAGCACTTGCGCGGCGCTTCAACATTCCGCCAAGCTCATTCATGGACGCGTAAAACAGCCCCCTGACCGAAAGGTTGGGGGCTTTTGCATTAACCCCTGCCTTTGTTTTTCACGTAGTCCAGGAAGCGTTTTTCGGCATCCTGACGTGATACACCAGTCATAACCATCGCATCAATAAACGCCTGGCGTTCCACCTTGAAACGGTCGGCGAGCTGCTGCTGCAGCACCTTGTTTTTATCCTGCTCGGCTTTAAGCTTTTGCTGACTTTCTTCTGCCTTTGCCCGTTGTTTTTGCGTCATTTTCCGGGCTTTTAGCAGTTTGTCGCTGAGGGTGCGTAGCTTTGTACTGTCTCGCGCAATCTGATTACCCAGCGCTTTCTGGCGGCGCTGGTATTTATCCCACTCCTGACGCATCGCCCCCTGGTTAGTCTGTGAGTTACGGTTCTTGTTGAATCTTTTCCGGTCTTCCTCGGTGAAATGCTTAGTAGTACGCCGCTTGTCGTCACCGAACCCTACACGCTTAGCGGCCTGCAGCATGGCCTGACCGATCCGCAATTGCCAGCTTGCCGACTGGAGTCGGGTCATTGCGTGGATCACGTGCTTACAGGCGATCCCTTTGAGATTAGGGTTACGGATTTTGGGGAAGGCGTATTCCTTTGGTGGTGCCAGGGCAAAGTTACCGGCGGTCGCGATGTAGCGATACCAGTATTGGTGACGACCACAATCACAATCAAAGGATACACGACCGGCACACAGCTTTTTCGTCACTTTTACCGCGCTAGTCTCATCCCCCAGCTCATCAATTAGTGAATCCCATTCCTCAAAACGCACTTTCACGCGGTGATGCTGGTCTTCGGAGCGATCTGATGCCTCCACGCTGACCGTGACGACGTTATGTTTCAATGATGAAGGCACGGCGCGCTTAATGCCGGAACCGTCGTCTACGGCGTTGTTAGCACGCTTAACGTCGATCGCTTCACTTCCGGCTATGAGCTGGGCATAGGTGATCCCGGCAACGCCTGAATTGAACGTCTGTCGGATATCCTTGCGGCGGCTTTCAAATGCCTTCAGGTCTTCGACCGTGAAGAACGTACCGCCTTTTTTCTTCTTGCCAAGCGAGAGGATATCTTCGGCTGTTTTGTTCTTCAGTGAAAACGGCGTCAGAGTGCGGCGAGCGGCGCGGCGCTTGCTTCGCTTATCCTTCTCAATCTGGTTGAATAGGCGTTCGAACTCGCGCGCGCTGAGGCCTTCTGTCTGGTATCGCCCGTTACTGGCGCGGGGAAAATCAGCCACTGATTAACTCCACCGTTCCCGACGCATAGTCGCGCATCCGGTCACGTATCCAGGCCACCGGCGGCACGGTTAATGTTGTGCCAACCGGCATGGCTTCAGTTTCAGATTCATGCCCCACCAGCAGGCGGAATACCCAGCGTAATTCTTCATTACCGTAACAGCGAAACGCCGACAAATCAGAACGGTAAACCTCATCGGGCTTGATGGTGTAAGAGATGTTGTCGGCGCTGTAGCTGGTGGCCCGTGCAATGACTTCCTGATGAAACAATGCCAGCAGGATAGGATCGTCAATTGTGCGGTCATCCAGGCGGTTGTAACTCATAGAATGACCTCGTTATCACTGATTCGCTGCCCGGTTAGCGATGGCGGAACGGCGTTTGCACTGGTCACTTCCTGATGCTTAATGAGGTTCCCGAAAACGCGTAATAGCGGGTGCTGCTCGCGTTCTTCGCCGCCGCCGGTCATTGCTTTGATGTACGCAGCAGAGGTGACAGGATGGTATACCGTGGCAAAACAGCACATGATCGTGAGCAGGTGCTCGGGTCGAATATCCTGCCAGTTGATGTGATACACCTCGTCACCGGCGGCGTTGTAATCAATGTCCACGATAGAAGACGGGATCTCATATGCGCCGGGGTTTTTCTCAGGAAGAGAAATGGCTTTCTGGAGGCGCAATTCGTTGTAGCGCTCGATGCCGACGAGAACGGCTGCGCGCGAGTCTGTATGTCGCGTCTTCAGTGAAACATGGTGAGCGCCGCTTTCACTCGCAATGGTCCCACTGGTTTCATCCACCAGCACCTTAAAGTCAGCTTTAAGTAGCTTCTCGATGGCGGGGATCACTTTTACTCGTTGTTGTTTTAATGAGTTGGGGAGTGGTTTCGGGATGCTCATTATCAGGTTGTTGTCATCGTTATAGATAGCGGTGACATAGAGCGGGTTTGATGTTGAGAGACTGAAAACAGCTATTTTTTGACTCAATTTTCTATCCTCCAGAAAGCAAAAAGGCCGCGATTGCGGCCCCTTACTGGCTATTGATGTTCCCAACCGCGCTAAAGCAGGAAGTTAAATTGTCAAAAGTACCCTCAAGGGAACACAACAGCTGCGAGGATTTTATGCGGTTTGTACTTTGTGTTTTTTCATGTCAAAGGAAAAATTATTAGTCACGGTGAGTTGAGTAAGGGTTGGTTGACCTCCTTCATAATCAAGAATAGGCAGCTTAAGCGGTGGAATTATGTATCGTTTACGCCATACTGGTCTGCGTGAATTCAACCGCTTGTTTTCGGTGACGTTTTCGCAGCCGGTGTACTCGGCGATTATGACAATCAAAAAAGGAGAAGAAGATGCCTTGGAAGAAAAAGGTTGGGCGTAGCTTTGGATGTGCTGATGGAGTTTTTGCTGGTCATCCAATTGACCAAAAAGAAGCAAAATCAGCAATAAAAGACGCAAAAGCGAATGGTGCTTCATTTGATGATTTTGCTAAAGAAATGACTTCGTATCTTGGTGGCGCGCATCCTAATGCAACCAGCGAGCATGTTCGTAAGCAAATTGATCGCGCCAGAAAGATGTGGTGATAAGAAAGCAGGCAGTGTGTTAGCTGTCTTCGTTGTCGGGGTTGGCGCTTTTATGCCAGTCCCGTTGTTCCTCAGTATTGAGGCCGCACGGCGGCTCTGTCTTACTCCACTTACCAGCCCACCAATATTGTCCGTTCCGGCGCTCACAGGTTCCGCAAATCTTGCAAATATGGAGTTTGGTCAATCCATCCAGTACATATACGTGACCGTGGGGATTTAAGGCCCGTTCCGTTGTTGTGCGAGCCATTAGCGCCCCTCTCTGGTTATTCCAGCCTGTTTGTAGGCCATGAGTAGCAAATCCTCTTCCGAGGCGTTCAGGCGCGTAAATTCGGCCTTTCCGCCAACATTGCCGCTGGCATGAACCGGCACCAGCCACGGGTATTGCTCTCGATCTGCTTTTGAGGCCGCGTCCTGGTGATGCCACCGGCACAACGGTAAAACATCCATATGCGCGCCAGCTGCAGTGCGCCCATTTACATGATGCAGGCTGACAATTGGCTGGTGGTGCTTATGCAGCCAGCAAGCGGTGCAGGGGAGTTTGGCTAACGCATCCATTACGCGCCGTTCGTCTGCAGTTGGGGTTCGGCCTTTCAGTCCTCGCGTTGAGGTTTTGCGGGGTTTGGTAACGGTAAGTGTTGTACGTGGTTTCTGTGCCGATTCCTGTCGCTTAATGCGCTGTTTTTCACGCTGCGCTTCCTGATACTCCGGCGAACGGATACGGGCTAATCGTTTTTCGGCGGATCGTTGTGCTGCCGCCTGGCGTTTTTCCTGTTGATGTTGCCGATAAGCTGGGTCAGCCAGCTTGGTTTTCTGACGCTCGCGCTGCCGTTGCGCTGCGATTCGCTGTTTTTCGTAGAGTGCATCCCGATCCTCTGTACTAAGCATGAACAACCCTTTTAAAATACCTTAGATTTAATGGTATTCTCAGAGTATAAAACGGAATGTTGTAATTTATCCATTCGATAAATACAAACACCTTAGAATTACATTTAATTTTTATTGTTCACTTACGAATGACAGGAGTGTTTTTGTGACCACTGCAGATATCGTGGTGTTTGACCTGGACAATACGTTGGCTGACCACCGCCACCGTGAGTATCTGATTCCTGGCCCGGACATGATGGGTTACGCGCCGAACTGGGACCGTTTTAGCCTGGCGTGTGAGAAAGATACTCCCATCATGGCGAATATCGCGTTGCTGGTGGCACTGAGCAGACATTACAGGATTTTCATACTTACCAGCCGGGGAGAGGTGGCCTATGCGGAAACCGCTGCCTGGTTATCGCTATTCCAGATCCCTTATGACCGCCTGATCATGCGTGGGGAGAAAGAGCACCGACCACCAGCTGAGGTTAAGCGCGACTGGATCAGGAACATCGGTACCGAAAACATTTTGTGTGCGTTCGATGATAACCCGGACGTGTGCGCCGCTATCCGTTCTATGGGCGTTACCTGCCACCAGGTCGCCTGAATCCATTACAAGGAAGCCAGCAATGAGCGACACCCACCAGATAGACCAGATTGCTTTAATAAGTGCCATTTCTACAGAACTGTGCCGCCAGATTCCTGGCCTCACTGTAGACCACCGTTACAACACGATAATCGAAGCAGCCAATTTAATCGTTAAGGAGTTCGCCCGTAAGCCTGTCGTGGGCTTGAAGGGGGTAGGATTGAATGCGTGGCTTGCCAGTGATGATGTGGGGGACAGCAGTCTTTATATGGCAGCTATGCTGACGGGGAGCTGTAGCGCTGAGCATGCTTACCCCCGTGACGTTGATGATTTTGGGCGCTGCGTTCGAATGATAGAGGCGGTGTACCAGGAAGGGGCAAAGGTGCCTCTGGACCCTATGCTTAATTGCGGGCCTCATTGGGCCATGGTCACAACCAACTGGCTGTCATGGGAAACGATGTACAAGGCAGAGAAGTTTGCGGAACTCCATGAGGCGATGCGTGAAGCGTATGCTGCAGTAGCCGTCGGTAACTAACCATATAGGGGGTACAATTACCCCCTTTCCTACCTAACTTTCTAAGCCCGTGTAATCGTCCGTCTTTGTGGCGGGAAATGTGACGTCGTATCGGCGACTGTAATGGTACCAAGGTCGTTGCCTTGTTCGTCATACTCACGATACGTGTAATAGTCCGTATCACGCCCTTTGCGGTCCTCGTTTCGGCTACTGATTAACTCAAATCTATGGTTTGGGTTCAGGTTTAAAGCCTCGATATATTCTTCATCCATGTAAAGCCTCGTTTTTGTTTATTGAATAGCGGATTAATCATAGACCACTACGGAGCGTAAACGTACTGTTGGTTATTCAATTACACAATCTTTCAATATGAAGATTTATTTTAAAAGTAAAGATAACAAGCTTTAGTTTGATTTTCATGTTCAGCCCTTTGTTTTTATCATTTCTCGTTGGTGGCTATGTTATTTTCTTCAGGGGCAGGTGAGCAAATGAGTTTTTATAGTAACCTGCTCATTGCCCTCCTTTAGTTGTTATAATTAAAATTAAAGTAAACCCTTAGAAAATAATGTCTAATAGCCAACACGCCCAGTCATAGCAAGAAGCCATGAGCCACAGGACGCGCGGCAGCTGACGCGCTCAGGTTGGGGCGTTAAAGATTATTGCTTAATAACATACTATTGTTGCGGAAAGTCCTATAACCTATCTCGCCAGATATAAGTGAAAGCATATTTATTGCTTTTTAGTCTGGTAGGGAAATATGAAAAATATAAAACGGGTTTTAATTTCTGCATTGCTAATCTCTGTTCCGACAGTAGGACAATCCACCAGCTTACGTGCGCTTAATTTCGAGTGCGGTACGCGCAAAGTTATCATTTATCAGGACTCAGGCATGGTCGCGTTAAATGGTAATAAAATGGATGACGTAGAGTTTAAAAAGGGAGTGGAGGGTTACATTGTCAATTTCGCGGAGTATGCAGCTGCTGGTGGCTCCCGGACGGCGTACAGCTTGTGGTTTAAACCCGATTTAACGAAGGGCCAGATGCCTGCGCTAATCCATCAGTGGCTGAATGCCGACAGCAAGCCCCGCAAAGAGGCGGAAGTAGACGCCTGCAGCTCACCAACTCAGATCGTGGCTGATAACCCTAAACCGTCAATGCTTGAATTGTTAGCGGAAGATGCTGAAGGGTGAATAACAGCCCCCTGGTGGGGGCCGGTCGGTGATTACTCAGGAACGAGCGCGGCCTGCTTTAGCTTAGCGGTCGTAAACGCTTCTTGTATCAAGTCTGGCGACGGACCGACTACCGCGAACTTATCAAGCTCCGGCGCGCGGATGAATGCAGGTGTGCTTTCCAACAATGCCAGGGTACGCGGGTGAGGGACCACGTAATGTAGCTCCGGCTGCGCGGCATCGTGCTCCCCAATATAGACCCAGGCTTGTTGGCCCAGCCCCTGTACCTGCAGAAACACCATTGCAATAGCCATGGGTAAAACGGTGTCCTGGTAAGAATGGGATTGATGACCGTTTGTCATAATGTCGCCGGTGCTCGGCTCCGGGTTATTCTCGACCTGCCAGCCACCAACTAAACGACCTTCAATAAACACGATCGGATTGACTACCATCGGCACCAGGCGCAATAGCCGTTGCGCGAAACTGGCATCCTGTGACGGTACCATTACCTTCGCATTCAGATGTTCAGAAATGCTATCCGCGTCCTCTATCTGCGTGTCTGGTGGCGTCCAGTAGCGCTCGCTACCGCGCTCCCATACCGTAACGCCATTGGTATTAATGGGGGTGAAGCCGGTAAGGGTAAACAAGGCCAGATCAATATTGTTCTGGTCGATTTCGTTGCCATCGAGGGTGAAGACACTCACCCCTTTGCCGATGATGTATTCCATGTTATTTACCAGCCTTTGCGGTTACATCCCCTTTGGGTTGACTGGTGCTTTTAGCTGATTTCGGCACATCAAAGCTGTCTACTTCTTCCAGCTCCGGGCAGACAATCTTTTCCAGCATTGCACGGGCGACAATCATCCCCGCTTTAGGCTCAAATGATTTACCGCCATCGTCGATCACCATACGCAGAATAAGCTCTGAATGGTCGCCAGGCTCCACCAGCGCTACGCATTCGGCAAGTCTGGCATGGTTAGCTCTTGCGATATCAGGTGCAGAGTAAACCTTCAGCACGTGGCCTTCAGGGACGTTAAACGCCAGCCCTGTTTTCAGCCAGTACGCCTTTGCGTGATTACCGGCATTGCGGATGACGGCCTCAAAACGAATGTCTGTAGCCTCAATAGGGAAAGTAGAGCCACCAGCCAGCATTGGTACCGTTGCGCCTTCATCAATCTTGCAAATCTGTAATTTACTCATGGATATTTTCCTGTGTTTTAAATTTGTAGTACCGGCATGCTGCCGGGAGTGGTTTGTCTTGATAGGACTCAATCAGTCCCAGCTTTTTCAGCCTTGCGGCAGATCTCAGAAATATCGTTCGTGACACGCCGTTTACCCGCAGCATGTCGCTTGCCGTAATGACGCCTCTTGACTGAATGAGTCGCAGAATCTGTAAATCCACGCGATAAAGGCGGTACGGCTTCATGCCAATAATTCTGGCGGGAGTAACCGCGAGCCGGTACCGGCATCCGCTCCGGGCCAGCGTCTTGTTTTCAAGAAAGTCACGTAGCGTTTTGCGAATGTGATCGGTGCTGACGCCAGGTAGAAGGGCGGTAAAATCCCGGCGGGAAAGCGTCAGGCCGCGCTTTTCACCGCAATAGATCGCGATAATGGCGGCGGCAACGTCCGGGTATGGAGAAGAAAAGATCTGTAATTGTGGGAAGGCGTTGTTCAATTTGCTATCCTGTCAGTGGCTTTTTCAAAGGCTAAATCGCAATGAAGAAGGGGGGCTGTAATGGCCCCCTTTTTTCTGTCTATCACCCTTGTTCCCATCGTTCCCCGGTGTCAGCACACACCATTCCATGACAGACACGTCCCTGGTCCTCTCTGTACGCCATTCCCCCGTAGCGCTGGCGCTGATTGAAGAACTTTCTACCGGCAAGGTAGGCGTAAGGGCTGGTGGAGTCCTCCGCGTCATCAGGATTACCGGCCTCCGCGTCAATTATCCCGCGCTGGAACTCGTCAAGAACGTCGCGCCGGTCGTCGAAACGGATCACTTCTCCATGCTCCTGGTCGCGGCAAAACTCGATCACCCCGTTCTTAACCAGAGTGGCTAATGTCTTGGGATGCTGGAAAATGTCAGGACCGAAGTAATATCCACTGTATGAGTCCACATAAGACCCGTTGCTGAAGTTGCCGACTGGATCATTTATGTCATGGGCGCTTGCAACGGCGACGAACAGGCGCACAACGTTTGACGATACGGACATTCGCTTCTCTTACGCTGGTTTGTGGCGACTGGAATATTCCAGTCGGATTGGCCCGGAAAACACGTTATTGATGCGGTCAACTAATGGCTGGTGCTCGTTCTGGTAGTAAACCAGCAACTTGCGCGCTGCCGTTTCGGTCACTCGCTGTACGTACTGGCAAGCGGCGTTACGGTCCGGGTACTCTTTTTCAAGCGTCAGGAGGGGGGTTACTTCGGATTGGGTGGCAATGCCAAAAACTACCACGGCACGACCATGTTTGATGCCTGCAGTAAAACTAACCTTGCAATGGTCAATGACAAAGTGTCTGTGAAGCAGGACAAGATCCGACATAACACCTCCTTTGGCGTGTGTCCGATTTTGTCCTAATAACAGTCACGTTACAACAAATAAAAGCCTTAGAATAATATGTATCTACCTTTCCATGATGTCACTCATGGCGCTGTTTTCGTTCTTCAGGCGTCGTAAATAGCGCATTACTGTCTCTGGTTTTGACCATGTTCCTTCGTGCATTATCTGCGCCATACTCACACCGCGCTCAGCCATATCTTGTGCAGCTCCGACCCGGGCGCTATGTCCAGACCACATTTCATACCTGCCTTTGTTGGTAGTTTGCGATGGTCTGCCCAGCAGCCGCCAGGTATCCTGGAATATTTTTTCCAGTGAAGGCGTCGTCATCGGCGTTTCTGATATCTGTACCCGATCATTTTTAAATACACGACAAAACACAACCGCGTCGGGATGGCTGATCAGCTCTGAAGTATTTAGCCATTTTTTCAACATGTTACTGGCTGGAACACTCAGATGCTTGATGACACCTGCGGCGGTCACGACTGTTTTTGTGTGAGAAATGTCCATGATTATCCGCTCATCGTTAACGGATAAGTCTTTTACCCGGATTCGGGCGATTTCCTGTATTCGAAGAAGCGAGTTATAGGCTACATACAGAAAAGCGAGGTTTCGCAAATCGGCAAGCCGGTCGGACTGGGACAAAATATGACTGGCTAACTGCAGGTCGGCGAGCCGGAACGGGACGGCCTGTCCGGTTTTCTCTCCGCCAAGAACGGACTGGCGGCGAATTTTCTTCATCGCCAGCTGCACTTCTGTACTGTTTTTTAGATCGGGAAGCCCACAAATTCGGGCCAACATGTTAAGCATCGCAAAATGATTGGTGATGCTGGTGGATGCAACACCGGCTTCATGTAGTTCCAGAAAATAAGCTCTGGCGCAATCGGGCATAATCGGCAGCGGCGCGATCTGATTTTTCTGGCACCACACAGCCCACGCCCGGACAACCGATGTTAGTTTTTTGAACGTATTTTCAGAATATGCCTCTTTATCCGCCATGAATTTGCGTAGATTCTGTGCAACTTCCTCTGGAGTGATCCCCGTAAGCTCGGGAAAACTCGAATTCATGTCGATAATATTCGGATAGTTCAAGTTATGACCTCCTTGATAACGTGAGAACCGTGTGAAACGGCCTCATGCAAAATACATACTTTCTAAGAAACGACGTGCTACGTAAAAAATAAGGCCACCAGCAACGCCAATGGTCCCAATCTTTCACAGGCCTCTAAAATGATCACCAAGATAACCCGTTAAACTGATCATAGCACGTAACTTTATATAACCCCCATTATCTATAGTTATTTTTTTGCCTATTTTGGCTCAAACGTGAGTGAGCTTAGAATCAAAAGTATATATAAAGGGAAAGGTTTGCTTTAGTATGTACCCATGACAGGCCACATGAATGAGCTAACTCAGGATGAGGGCGATGGGATTCAGGTCGGTCATTGTGTTACCTGGTCGTCGTTACCTCAGATTGGTGATCATTTTGCGTGATCACCTGCCAGACGACGTGACACATAAGGTGCTGGAAGCATGGCTTTATTGAGATCGCTGTCTTTCTAAGGCTTTATCGTGTTCGTTGATTACTTTCAATGTGGGTAGCAAGTGGGTAAGAACGTGTTAGTACAACCAAAAGGACAATCACACAATGCCAGCGTTTAATGACGTGATGTTTGAGCAGCAGTACAAGTTGTTTTTGCAGACCAAAAAAGACTGGATGCAACTGGTTGATTCACTCGCCATCTGTCACAGCAGAAATGCCAAAGACGAGAAGATTCGTCCTATCGCATTTTCAAACGATGAGGCTATTTTTAATAAAGCTGTTGATTTACAAATTCGGTGGAAAAAGTTTGCTGAACTTGCTACTGAGATGAAGAAAAACAAAAGCATAGCCATATCGACAGCTATATATTCACCGGTTCCAATGTTAATAATTGAACCAGTGTCCGTAGCTATTGGTTTTTTTAATGCTGCAACAACATGCACTCATACACGCGAGGATTTGCTTAATAGATATGAAAAGCAAATAAAGAAACTTAGAAAGTTTCCTCATACAAATGAAGCCGTTAAAGCGCTCACTGAGGAAATGGAAACATTTGAAGCATACCCCGAAGGACACAAGTTCCGACACCGTGTTAGTGGGTATCAGGATACTGTCTTAGATGTTGTTTTTAAAGGTGAAAACGAGAGTACGCGCGCACGTTGCGGGACTCATGGCGTCATGATTTATCACCCGCAATGGACAAAGGACGACATAAAAATATCAACAGAGCCTAAAACAGAATATTTCAATAAGTATAGTCTTATAAAACCATTGAAATGCTCAATATTTACGGTTGGGGATATTTACGGCATTGATCAAATAGAGATTGCAGAGGCTAAGGCTGCGCAAAAAACTATCGTTGAGCAATCAATTTTAAGCCGTATTACCCACTTTGAAAGACGGGCTAAAACTAAGCTGGCAAAGGCTAAAACAGAGGCTGAAATAGAAAAAGCTAACCGCTCAATAGAGGCGGGTAGGCGTAAGCTCGAATTGCTTACAGAAGAGGATCGGAAATTACTTGAGCGAAAATTTGCGACCGATAATAACAATATTCTTTCTATCTCAGAGCTGCGTTCCATGTTTGGAGATACACGCAGCCGACGCGGTAAGAATTTTAACATTCTGATTAAGAAAGATTGAAATTGGCAGGGGGCCACCAGCCCCCTCCTTAAATCACATCATCATATTTCGACAGTTCTGCCAGTGCATCTGCGCGGGTTTCTTCCATGTCTCCACCCAGGTCATCATTAGCAGGGCGATACGATATCAGCGTTGAAAAACAGTACGTATCCCAACGGTCAGGTGACTTGATATTCATCTTCTGCCGCATGTAGTCCTTTTTCATCATCGCAACACGCCCATCCTCGTTTATCTTCCAGGGTATTTTAGAGGCCTGTTCTGCTGTTTTAGGCGACGAATCCAGCCTCATCCGGCCTGTCTGTATGGCGTCACGAGCTGCTATGTTGGCATAGGCTCTCTGGCTTACAAATCGGTCCTTATCTGTTTTGGCGAACATAGGCTTACCCCAGCGGATACGGACGACGTTAACTCCCCTGCGCTCCAGCTGGTCGGCGGTAGCTGAGCCTACGCCGTCACTATCCACGCCTATAGTGATATTGGGGAACCGCTCCTGAGTACATTCGTTCGCAATAAAGTCACCGAACTCTGTAGGGTTCATGGTACCCGGCATTTCAAGCACAACGAACGGAACGAACCGACGTTTCTCACGATAGCCGCTTACCTTCATAATGTTCAGGACGGATTTGTCTCGACCGTTCCCGACGTCAGCAAGCGCCACCCAGCCCCAGTTTTTCTCAAGGTACACTTTACGACGCTGGGCGCGCTCACAGGCATCGCGGCCCAACAGGAAGCCATCAATCACGGACGGGAACTGGCCCAGTACCTTGATTTTGTACTCCATGCTGTCACGACCGCCATATTCCGCCAGCTTCATGACAATAAAGTCGTCAGTTACAAACGGTGATTCTTCAGAGTTGAGGACAATCGACGTCCAGATCCCTTTAGGGTTATGTTCAGTCTTCGCCAGGCTGTGATGAGAGTCGTAGAAGTAACCAGACGGGCGCGTCGGCTGGGAAAGCATGAGCATGCGGTTATCAGCTTCCGTCAGCGCGCCGGTAAGGATGCCGATAGCCTTATCAGAGATACCGGACGCTTCATCCAGAATTATCAGTAAGTGTTTGGAGTGCTCCCCTGCCAGCCCTTCCTCATTACCCAGGCGATAGCCTTTACAGAGAACTTCCCACACACCTTTCCGGCTTCTTTCATAAAACATGGTGTCGGTTAAAACAAAGTGGTTCTGCAGCCACGGGTGACGTTTTACGGCGTTGGCCCAAAAGGTTTTTACGTACTTGAAGACGCCAGATTTTACCTGCGCAATTTTGTTCGCGATGATAACGACGCGCGCATCCGGGTACAGAATCATGTAAATCATCAGCATCATAGCTGTCAGGGATGACTTACCGGTACCATGCCCCGATGTAACGGTCGTCATGCTCTTTATCTGCTGAACCGACTGCAGTATTTCATCCTGCTGCCAGCTCGGTTGCATTCCGAACAATTCAACGACCGCTAATCCCCAGTCATGACGATAGCGGATAGCCATGTCACGCCAGCGCGGATCAGAGGTTACGCATTTTATTTTCTTCTTCCCGGATGCCATTATTCGTCCTCATCCGGGGGCGCTATCGCGATTTCATCGCCTTCGCCGTATAACTCGCGGGTCGCCTCGTAATCGAGATCTAACCCCTCTTCATCCGGGTCTAACTCCCCTTCGCGCCGGATGCCGTCATGGTTCGTATCGCCATACCCGCCCTCGTCTACAATCCTGGCGACGGTTTCCCGGCGCTCTTTCAGGAAGGCTTCTTTACCGGCCTGCGCTTCGCGATATTTACGGGCCTCTTCTTCCAGCTGGTCATCATCAACAGCACCGGCGTCACTTACTGGCGGTTCTGCTTCCTTGATCTCCTTAGCCAGCCTCAAGGCAATGGAGTCCGGCAGTTTTACCCCGTGACGCTCGATATACTCAGCGGTTTCTGCTATATCCCAGTCGTTTTCATCACGCAGCTGGTAGGCGGTGGCAATAACCTGTGCCTCGGTCGCTTTTGCGCCCAGCTTTTCACGGTCAATCTTGAGCTTTTCTCGTGAGGAACGGATAGAACTGATACGGGTAGCGTGGTCATCCATCCTGTAGCCGACTTCAATCAGGAGTTTTGTCAGCTTTAACAGCGGGTGTGGCCCGGACGGTGCATCGTCATCGCCCTCCTTGTCACCCTTTTCTCGTGGGGTATTCATGTTGGCTATTTCTGTTTCGAATAGCTCTACCGCCCTGGCGGTGGTTCGCGACAACAGTTGCATATGCTCGACGGCTGTTTTAACTGTGGACGCCTCGCATTCTTCCAGGCCAGCTTCCAACAATGAGACAGCAGCATCACGATCAACCTCGCGGGGCTTCCCTCTGGTATTCGCGACAACATTCACCTCATTACCGGTTTCGAATTGCTTACCCTTACCTCGTTGTTTCGGTACATGTGGGATCACTTCCCCCTCATGCACTGGTTTGATCATTTTGGCGCGTGTGCCTTTGGAATTATTTTTTTTATTTTTCGTGCCTGCGCGTGTTTCGCCGGGTTCACTCTCTCCTGTAATTTCCTCTAAGGCACTGCTGTGCTTGAGTTTTCTTCCCTTCCTTCTGATGGTTAGATCATCTGCCTGATCACGCGCCGACAGCGTGGGCGCCAGCCCCTCTTCATCCGTCTTTTTGCTCAGTTCGCGACGTGCGGTATTCGGGTTTAAGGAATGGAATTCGGCATACTCCTTGTAAGTCACGCCTGACTCAAGTTTATGTTTTTTATAATTTTCCCTGTGCCAATCCCAGTCAATCTTTGCCATTACGCCTACCGCCAAAAACCACACTGCCGCGAGGATAGGCGGTCTGGTTTTTAGAGTGATCACGCAAATGATCACTTTTTTTTGATCACTTATTTGATCACTTAGGCTTCCCCCTGCTTATTGATCATTATCTGTCCTTTTAATAAGCACATTTATTGCCCATATGGTTGCTAAATAGTTCTTTGAATATGGACTTTTTAAGTCTTTATGGTACATTCCCATTGCGATTTATTACTTTGAAATTAGCTAATAGGAATTAGGATATGAGTAAGAAAAACTACGTTTTTGTTGCAGTGGATGCAGGCTCCGGCAATGTGGCCCTGACCTTTGAACGTGATGGCAAGATGGAGACTTATGTAACTCCGTCCCTGATTCGCTCAGGTAGCCAGCAAACGTTAGCCAGTGAAACATCATCCTCATGGTTAACCACCGATGATGGTCGTGAGCGCAGCTATGTTGTCGTTAACAAAGGGACGGACCTGGTTGATACCTGCGACCCTGACTATCAGGTAAGTGCAGCACATCGTGTATTAGTTAATGAAGCCCTTGTTCGTGCCGGTCTTGACGGTGCTGACGTGATACTTGCGGAAACACTACCGGTGAACCAGTTCTACTCTGACATTGGTAAGATTGATCGCGTCCGTACCAAGGCTAAAGCCGACAACCTTTTGATACCCGTTCGCAATTACAGCGCCGATATTCAGCCAGCCCGTATCGCACATGTTGAGGTATTCCCTGAAGCTGTTCCTGCCGTGATTTCTGCCCAGTCTGACTTTCCAGATTTGTTAGAAGCAGAAAGCATCCTGGTCGTTGATTTAGGGCGCTTCACCTGTGACATGGCTGTGGTGGATAAAGACCTGCAGGTTATTAGCCGTCGAACGACTGAGAACGGTATTCATCGCATGATTGAGCGCGTTTATGCTCTACTGCAGGAGTTTGAGGCCACCAGCGGGAAAAATATCAACGCCAAGAGCCTTAACATCGAGAGCATTGATACGATAATTCGTCAGGGGTTCATTGGTTCGCGCCTGGAAGCAGCTCGCAGCAAGCGCATTGATGTATCTGGCGTTATCAGTCAGGCCGCCAGTGAACTGGCTGAGATTATCCGCGCTGATATTCGCAAGGTTCACAGAAACATGCTGGATATTGATGCACTATTGCTGGTAGGCGGTGGTGCAAACTATATTGGTGGTCGTCTACATGGCATGCCTGATTACACCGCCGACTGGCATGATTTGGTATTCATTCCTGAATACCCGGAAACAAGCATTGTACGCGGCGTTTACTTCGCACTTGACCCAGTGCGTGACGAGATACTGGCTGAACTTAGCGAGCGGAATTAATGACAAAACAAACCATCAAGATTACCGGGCTGGCTGAGTACAGCCCCTTAACTGACGCGCTGGCAAATGAATACAACGGTCTGCAGAGTAACGCCGCTAAACGTCGGCTGATGCTGGATTGTCTGCGTTACGGTTATGCACTGGAGAAAATGGGGCTGGGCGCTCTGGTTGCACTAATGGAACGTCAGGATCTGATGGCATTGCCGGAAAGCGAACGCGCTGAGCGCTTTATCAGTATGGCTATGTCATTGATGGGAATGGTTGCGGCTGACCACCAGCCAAAGAAACAAAACAGACAAGCTGCCCCAGTTGAGTCTGAGGCTTTGGTACCGGGCAAGGTGTCTGAGCCAGCTCCACTACCGAATGATGCAACGTCTGTTAAACCAGTGGAAAGCAGCACTCCTGGCACTAAGCCCTACCAGGTGGAGAGTGAACGTGTATCACGCCCAATAGCAAGGCTTAGCCGTCCTTCAGACGATAGTAATACCTGATGCGATCCGCTCACGGCAAATGCTGTTGAATAAGTTAAAAGCCAGCCGGGAAACCTCCTGGCTTTTTTTATTCTCTAACTCCAGATCCTTCTTACTCCCACTATGAAACGGCAAATCGTCGTAGCAAACCTGCCTGTTACCTCTGATCTTGAATAGATAACCTGAAACCGACGTAAGCAGATACATGCGAGGATATGCGCCGGGGAAAGAGAAGCAGCTGGCAGACGGGGATTTCATGAAGGTACGCACGATGTTCGTGACTGATGTATGCCCGTTCTCAAGCTCGGGATAGGCTTCGGTGAGTGCCGCCATGATTTCAGAAATCGTCATGTAACGACCGCACTTCAGCATAACTGCGGCTACTTCGACACTGGTTATACGTTCAGACATTCCATTTCCTCCGCTTAACATTACCGTTAATTCTAAGGAAAATATAAGCATAGGTAATCACGTACCCTCAAATTTTGAGTGCGCCTGATACGTTTTGGAGAAAAATGGATAAAAAAAAGGGCTGATTAAATGGTCAGCCCGTTTGCAAAGGAATTAATGTCGTAATGTCGCCTCGTACTTTACGTACAGCTCCATTTATTATCAAGCTAATTCTAAGGATTTAATTTATTTACGTTTGTTTTTTACTGGTTTAGCGCTGCTGATCACATTCGATTTATACGCTTCAATGTCGCCGTTCTCGCGCGCCCAGCGTATAGCCCAGCTGTTTATCGCGTTAGTGATTTCCGTAGCGGTCTGCTCTCCAATCCCCTTAATATCCACCAGCTCAAAAGGTAACACGGATGCAATGGCTTGAACGTTCTTAAATCCCGCACATTTCAGGGTAGAGAGCACTTTAGCCGGTAACGTCAACTCATCAATGCCAGCTGCGATAGCATCCAGCGCGCGCTTGTGGATTTTCGGGAAGTCCATTTCTAACCGGGTCATGATCCGCTGGTGTAATTCTTCGTCTATCGCTGGGTTCCAGGCATTTTTAAATACGCTCAGACGTTCGTAAATCGGATTGCCCCACACACCAGGCACCACGTCCATCGCTACCAACATGGCTGTGCGGATCTGGAAATGGAAATCAGCCAGCTCAATCACATGCCCCTTAATGTAGCTATTGCGCGCCAATAACCCAAAGTGGAAGTTGTAGATATACAGGTTAAGCTCAGTCCCTTGCTCAGTAACGACAGTATGAAGTTTCACTTGTTCGCGACCGTCGTGAAAATCCACCCGCTTTCTAAGGTTCTCGTACAAAGCATTAAGCCGGTCCAAATCCTGACGTTTGGTGATCAGGTTCGAACGGGCTGTAGCGACCTCTTTATCGGCGATATTGAGCTTGCCCTGCATGGTTTGAAGTCTCTTATTTGTGTCTTTGCGCTCTGCTCGCAACCTGGAGACTTGCTTTGTCAGATCGTCACGCTCACGGAGAAGAGATTCAGGATGTAAGCGCTTATAGGTATCAAAGGACGCTTTCAATGAATTGTAGGCCAGCTGCATCGTTGTTAATTCCTGTGCTGATGACTCAATCTGGCTCTGCAAATTAATAATTGAGTTTTCCAGCTCAAGCGCCTTCATTTTGGCGTCATGACGTAACCCTTCCAGCTCGTCTTCTTTCGCCTGTGCCTCTTCCTGCACACCTACTTTGTACAGGTTCATCTCCAGTAGTTGGTTTTTCGTTGTCTCAAGCTGTTCAATGAGTGCGTTACAGTCGTTGGTTTCATCATCCAGGCGCGTATTAACGTCACTCTGCAGCTGCTCGATCATGCTTATACTGGTTTCCAGCGCGCGCCGGTCGAGGTCGTCACCGCTGATACGGCGTAATGTCAGATTCAGTTGGTTATAGACGCCGACAAAGGAAAGGTGAAGAACCTCATCGGTGATGCGGGTAGGAGTGGTGAGTTGTTCTGCGGCATTAGACATTTTTCTCTAAGATTCCTTGTTAGAATTTATGGTATTTAACAAGGCGAATAATAATCTGTAATTTCCTAATAGTCTATTGATAACGGACATAAAAAAGGGCCGCACTGCAGCCCTTAATGCGCATATCACTGTAGTAATAGCACCAGACCTAATACCAGGAACGGTACGAACCATGCAGCGACGTTTAGCCATCTACGCCATACCCTACCTTTCCCCAGCCCATGAAAGTATTCGTTCTCAGTCATGAGGCCAAGATAGCTTACTGAGATCAGGCCAGTGGACTCATCCATGTCCAATGACTGTTTGGCTAAACTGATATCAGGTATGGTCACTACGTCATAATCCAATGCGAGTACCGCACTCCTGAAATGCCCCTTTTCTCCGACAAATGACAGGTTGTAGTAGTGTTTACGCATGACACACCCAGTTATCAGCAAGCAAATCATCTAAAGACGGCTCAAACGGTGCCATCCCTCCCTTCATATCATTGACTACGAACACTCCCCCTTCCTCAGATTCATCTGGCTCATACGTTACAAAATCGGCAGAGCCTTCCCGTTGGCCTATCATTTCGGGGTTATTTTCGAGTGTGTTGTATACGTAATTAATGTCCATGTAACCCCGATCCTCTACCCATGCTATGTAAAAAAAACTGCTGGCAACGCGCCACCAGCACATCTGACTTCACTATCATCGCCTTACGTTTAAGCCGCCGCCCTCCAGTAGCTGTTATTTGGGTGCTCTGGCATCGATTCACCGGCGGCAAGCTGTGAGTAAGCCACCATCTCCGCGACGGCTTCATCCGGTGTGAATGCCAGGATGCAGTAGTAGCCTTGATCTGTCAGCAAATTGAGCCATTCAATCTGCTCTTTTGTTGGCTTTTTCTTCCCGTGTTTTAGCTCTACTCGCATCCCGTGATAAATACCGGCTGGCTTATCAAGAGACATATCTGGATAGCCTTTTTTCTGCCCTTCCGCTGGCATTTGCGCCGCGCTTTTTTTGGTGCGATATCCGCCGTTCGGAGTCGCATGAAGAAGTGAGTAGAGATCGGGGTGTTTCCGTTCTATGCGATCAAAAACTTGTACTTGATCGTAGTGTTCCTGGTTGCCTTTAAGCAGCTCTGGTTTTTTTATCAGGGCCGCGAGTGCTGCTGCGTGAACTGAAACCTTAACAACTGTTTTTAACCAGTCTGAGTCAGAAGAGGCGGCGCGAACTGGACGCTTCTTTTTGTATCCTTCAAGCCATTCCGATGAAAATCGCATACCCTTTCCATGAAGCTTAATGAAGTATCACACCCCGAAAGATATCAAGCTATCTAAGAGATAATGAATAATTACATTTATTCTCACGGCGTTTCAAAAAAAACACAATAGCAACAGCCAAGCTTATGGCTGTTAGCTATGTAAACGCCGAAGAGAATGCAAAAACCGATGATATTGTTCGGTTGTCGCGTGGGCTTAGGTTAGATTGTTCAACGGATCGCGAATTGGTAGATAAGACTCAAGATCCAGGCCGCGCCGAAGGTTGAAAGAAGCAGTGCGCCCCATACGATGAGGGTCTTTTCCAGAGAGGAAACGTCGTTTTTTTTCGCAGAAAGCTGAGGGTGGTTTACAAAATCGCGTTGCGCGTAAGTTTTCATGATATAGTCCCGTTGTTCTCTGTAGGCCTAAGTTTGACGGCGAAAACCTACAGGTGAATGTGAGGCCCGGCTATGCCGGGCTTTTCTTTTGCTCCATTAAAATCTAAGGCTTTAATATATTTAAAGCAAGGTATTTTTCTGTTAGAAAACTTCAGATTGAAAAACTAAGAAGTGTTTCCCGTGCGTTCGCGAGCGCAAGATCCCACTCATCCCGCGTCAACTCTCGCACCAGCCGTACCCGCTCATTGCTTCCAGGACGCATTACCCACGTCCAGTTTTTTTCCTGCTGATTATCAATCGTCAACTCGAAAACCCCCTGTGACCGCGCAAATCGTAAGCAACAACCCATTGCTGCAGCCTTTTCCCGCAACTGGTCCGAAGTGTAAAACCGGCGTTCAGTTTGGGGTCTGACTTTTGACATGTATGCTCCTTTATCTGGTCAGTTTGAATTTTTCGATGGACTCGTCGTAGCTGGTGTATTGGTATGGCTCAGTATCATCCGCCGACGGCATAACACTGAGAAAATGAACAGCACTGTGAATATTACCAGACTCCAGCACTTCTTGAGCATAAAGGTGTGCCGCCACCAGCGTCAGAGCTGGGCGACTCATGGTGTAAATCGCCGCCACATCCCCATCAACGACTTGCCCAAAGTCAGTATGGCCATCTTTCAATAGCAAGACCTTGAGAGAAGGCCACCATGGGCCAAACGATCGGTATGTTTTAACATCTGCTTTCAGGCGCTCCACCAGCCCCTTCAGATATGCGGCGGTAAACTCTTCTTCGCTGCGTCCTGACAGGGCATGCTCCTGCAATACTGACTCTATGTACTCTTCTGTCGGCTTAATGGTGTCGATTAACGTCGTCATTTCTTTTTGGCCCAGTAACCTGGGCCTCTCCATAAAAATTAAATGATGGCCTGAATGCTGGCTTGGATTTCGGCTTTGTCGTACCGGCTAGAGACAACCCATGCTGGCTGGGTAAACTCGTTACCTTCAACCGGATCGTCTTCAAAATTCCAGAACGTCGCACCATATTTCTCTTTAAGCATTTCCCGCACGGATTTTTTCTTGAGCGTGGCCCGTCCCGACGTATCACACAGAACGTACGCACCACCAGCCGGATAGCTGAGCTTGAACGTTCTACGACGCCAGACACGCCTTCCCTCAAGATTCAGTGAGTTTTGCTGAATGCTGAAGCCTAATTCTTTCTCGTCAGTTTGCTCTTGGGTAAACTCTGTTGCTTCCGCTTGTTTTGCCTCTCGCTCCTGCTTTTCGGCTTCAATCTCTTCAGCAGTTTTTTCCCCAGCCATCATAGAGAGATATTCTTCCCATGATGAAGCAAATTGTTTACCCCCCCCGTGCTTAATTTCCTGTAATTTATATTTAATTAGGTCAATGTGACGGCGCACCAGATCAACGCTGCGGAAATCCTCTACCGATATACGGCTTTCGGAGTATGCACCCACCAGCACCCCAGCCATCAGGTAATCAGCGAGGGAAGACGTCAGCAGCGAATCATGGCTATTCACCTGTTTAATTAAGTCGGCAGTGGATGAGTCAACCAGATCGCGGATCACCTTCAGCGACCGCACACCACTAAGGCGGGAGTATTGCTCATACAGTTTTTGCGCCAACTTTTCATTGCCATCTTTCATGACCTGTAGCTTTGCCACCAGGCGCTCATCACGCAGTTTCTGGAACAGGTTTTCCAGCTGGCTCTTATTTGAGAATCGCTCGTGTAGCTGTGACAGGGATGACGTTGAAATGCGGTGTTTCCACATAGCCCTAACAGACTCATAGTTACCGTTAAACTGGGCGCGAATGTCGCTATCCGACGCCCCAGCCAATGAATCGTTATACATGGCCTCAGCCTTAGCGATTGATTCATTGAGCACCGGTAATACATCCTCTACGGTCCCCTGCTCGCCAAAGGCCTCCAGCTCGGCGGTGTAGTTTTCCCCAAATACAGCAATGAAAAAGAGTCTTGCCGAGTACATGCTCGAACCGCTACGGCTGTATGCAAACAGAGCACGTTTTAGGCCATCATCACTACTGTCCGGGTAAACATAAGACGTTGGCGCGATATCATCCGGCAAGGCTCCACGCAAGATATAGACCAGCTCAAGTTTGCCGTCATTGTATGCCATCCAGTAATCATCCCTCACGCGTAAGACGTTCTCCGTCACCGCATCGTAAAACTGCGCACGGGTAAGGACACTGGCAACCTTGTCTGGTGTGAGGCCTTCAGCTGCCCGACGTCTTGCCTCTACCGTATCCAGTGAAACATCAACCTGGTTGATAATATCGCTCACCGGCATTTCTCTCTTCGATCCGATGCGATACGTGGAGTACGGATAAACGGAGGTGTAAGTGATTTCAGTTTCTACCGTCTGTTTTTCCGGTAACAGGCGAGTAATGCGCACAATCACTTGCTGTGAGGTATCAGTATTGATGGTGTAATAAGCGTCGGTTTTTAACACTCGACCGCTATTCGTTTTCATGTAATTAGACGGATTCAGCAATACATCCGGGTCAATATCGATCACACCTGCAGCAATGCTACGCTCCAGATCGCCTTTGGCGCGCTTTAGCATGGTGGCGGCGTTTTTATTGCGCGTTAGGGTATTACGGGCTGTTTTAACCTGGCCTTTCAGGTCGGTTAGTTTCTCAATCTGATATTTCAACATGGTCCGGGCATTGCGTCGTGACGAACCGTGATAAACATCAGCGCTTCGCTTACCGTGGATCTCCGCCCAGCTGTTATATTCGGATTCCTCCTTCGTAACTTCGTTGCGCGCCTCTTCTACCGCTTCCTCCTGGGTGCCAAGCTGTGCAGTCAGTTCGTTGAGATTGTCAGCCAGCGCGGTCGGATCTTCGTTTGCCGCAATGGACGAACGCAGGTACACATCAAGCGCTACCTCAGCTTCTTTTTCGGCCTTACGGCGTTCCGCTTCGCGTCGGGCTGAAAGCTGCGCTTCAAGACGCGCTTTACGCTCATCCTGGTTCGCCGCCAGCAGCAGCTGAATATCGTCATTTTCATCCATGTCGCCGTTCTTGAGCGTTGAGGCATCAGACGTCATGATTTCGCCAATCCAATTACCCTTGCGTTTCAGCGTACCTAACCGGAATTCGTCAAATGAACCTTTGCCACAGTAGTAATGGACGTTCACGCTATCCTGTGATGAACCTACGCGCGCGCCGCGCCCGTTGCGCTGGTTGATGCTGGCAGGGGTCCATGGTAGCGTCAGATGATGAATATCCGTGGTACCTTTGTGAAGGTTAATCCCTACTTCAGCCTTTTTGTTGCAGATGACGATCGGCGTTCGACCTTCGTTATAATCAGCGGCGATCCCTTCCATGCCGGTGAGCGACATATCATTCAGCGCGGAAATGTAGTCCTCATATTTTGCCAGCTCGCTGTAATATTTCTCCCAAGCACCGTCTTTGTATGTACCGTCGGCTTTTTCCGTCGGTTCGACCGGCTTTTTAACCTTTTTCAGCTTCACGCCGGTGGCCTGCTGTACGCTGGTGGCATTGATGATCCCGATCTGACTCTCATCCATACCCAGCGCATTCGACAAAATGCGGCGTAGCTTACCGTGCTGGCTTTTCTCATCCATGAAGATGATTTGCTTACCGTTAACCAGTCCGGCTTTAAGGTTGGCAATCAGAGCGGCATATTTCGGTGGGATCGGGTGCGTGACCGTCTTCATGTCGATCCCGGCCTTCGCAATGGCTTGAAGCACTGCAGCTTCCAGGTCTACGCTAACCACCAGCTCGACGGCATCCCCACGGGTACTAACTTTGGTTTCGACTACCTTACTGGATAACGTGCTCACCAGGCCCGTGTCAGACTCATCGTCATCAGCCTCTACCCCACCAGCTGCAGCGGGAAGACCGGCGGCAATAGCCATAACCTTTTCGCGTTGGTCTTCGGGGAAGATAAACGTCATTGACGACCGATATAGATCAGGGTCAATGACCAGCTTATCCATGTCGCGGATCACCGAGAAAATAAAGTCATCGTTTTTGTTCGCCGTGATGGAAATCGTGCCATCCTCATTGCGTTCAATGACGTCTTTCTGCCCGATCTTCGCCGCGCGCTGGCGCAATTCCTCGTAGATATCGACCTGCTCTTGCGTTAGCGGCACGTCTACGTTGATTTCGTTCAGGTCGGGGATTTTGACGCTTTCCTTGACGTCCTGAGCGGTCTTGAGAGTGGTCCAGCGATGGAAAATACCGCGTAAGCCGTCCAGGTTCTTAAAGCCCACCAGCCCCTGCTTATCAACAACCTCGCCGGATATCTTCTGCACCACCACATTAGCGGTTTCGCCAAATACGCGAACAAAGTCATCAGGGGTTAATATCCCCATGGCTTTCCACTCTTCAACCGGCACGACGTGAGATAGCATGTTGAAGGCATCTAACGGGCTGTTTACCAGTGGAGTAGCTGTTAACAGGGTTACGCCGCGACCGTTGAATTTCTTCATCAGGTAGGCGCTTTTCACAGCCATGTCGCGCGCGATTTGCGAGACTGCAGGATTCGGCAAATAGGCCAACTGCGCGGTTTCTCGACCAGCAGCCAGTGAATTTCGGTAGTTGTGGCCCTCATCGGCGATCACATTGTCAAAATTCATGTCCTCAAAGTACGGAACCTGGTGCTTTTTCGCTGTGCCAGTGTCAGCGGCCTTGTCCTTAATTTTGTTCTTAGCCAGCTCAGCACGATGGCTACTTTTCAGAAGATCGGTACGGCCCATATCAATAGCGTTATAGAGCGCCTGTGCCGAGTTCTCTTCTATGGTTTCTTCACGCAGCGGGATCATGCCAAACTGTTCTTTGGTCATGATGACGCTACGGTAATTCGACGCCGGTATGCGGTTCATTCGTTCCAGAATCGTGGCGCTATCGGCATCCTTAATGACGTTACGCATTATCGGGTTGCCGTCACGATCAGTCATCGGCTCGTTGTTTTCGTTGCGAACCTGGGATGTCTGAATCTCGCCATCTTCCCCACGTACCTCGTCAATGCCGACAAACAGCATTTGCGCAAAGACCTCCGGGCTGTAGAAGTCCCGCGCCTCGTGGTACCAGTTGTGGTAGACCGCCTTTGGAACGACAAAAACAGTGCGTTTTGAACGTCCGTGCTGGTAGTTGAATGCTTCAAGGGCAAGCGCCGTCGTCGTTTTACCCAGGCCGGTACCAAAGCCCATGATCCCGCGCCCATCTTCCGAAAGGCGGCGAACCTCAGAGTTCTGATAGCTTAATGGGATGCGCTTGCCAGACAGTCCTTCCAGGTGAAGTGACTCACTGGAATGTTCGAACGGAATGTAGTTGTTAAAGGCATCGTTGTAGTCGTTCACAACACCCTCAACGTCAGGATGTGATCGCAACCAATCGTTGAAGCTACCTTCCAGCTTAGCTATGCGAGAAAGGTATTCCCCCGCCTTCGGGCCGCGCGGCTTCACACCGTTAAGGTAGTTCTCCAGCTGGTTGAGGAAACCATCGCTGTTATTAGCCTTTTTAAACTCAGTTACACCGCTATTGCTGGTGACGGTTCGCAGCTGATACCCGGTAAAAATACCGTCTTTACCTTCGTAATCATCCGCCGACACCAGGTAGCCATTCTCAACTTCCAGATCCTTTGTATAGCGGAAGGCGTCATAACCCTGTTCGGCGAGAAATTCTTTAATCAGGCGACGGTCAAGCCAACGGGCGTTGAGGTTGACTTTAATTTTGTCGATTGGGGCCGCTTTTCGACGGGCATTAATCAGCTCCATCTGGCGAACAAAGTTTTGCTTTTCGGGTCCGTCCGGGTACTCGTTTACCAGCCCTGCAAGGTGGTTGATTTTGCCGCGTACATTTCCGCTGGTGGCGCGGGACATTGGCAGCATGTTTCCATAGCCATCGAGCGCAATTTCAGGGAACCCGGCAAGATACGCCAGTAATGCGTCATCACTTTCAGGAAGCTTTGCAGTACAGACCTCTCTAAATTGCTCCAGCGTGACGGGAATCAGGTCAATCTGGCTAAATAAATGACTGACTACTTGCTCTGGATTAGCGGTATCCAGCGTTTTCAGTTCAGTCTCATTCATATTACCGGTCAACAAATCCGACAGCTGGCCTTCTCTGGTTACGTTCGCCTGGAAGGTGAGCCAGGCCTTCGCGGTACTATCGGACAACCCGGATAACCGCAGGCCATTAGGTGATCCGTTTCGCGCTACCTCTTCGGCGGTAATCCTTGCCGCGTCCACCAGCAAAGAACCCGCGTCACGCCCCTGGGCGATCATGTCCTGTGCATCGTTAATCGTCAGGCCAATCAAGCCCCCACGCATTACTCGTTCACGCTGGCTGGCTTTCTGCCTTAGAGCAAATGAAACAATACCTTTTTGACGATCGGAAAGAAGGGACGGGTAAACATCCATGACGGCGGCGATCTGGCTGGCGGTCAGCGATAGCAGCCCCTGCAGAGATCGGCATCTCGTTTGTAAATCCCCAAACGTTGCTACACCGAATCTGGCAGCATCAATGGCGGCATGGTTAGTCGTTGTGTCTCGTATCCACTTGTCGCCGTCGAACGTATGCCAGATATCGCCCACCAGCCGCTTGTCACCTTCGACGGCCCCCTGATACAAATCCTGTTCAATGGTGAGCATGGACCAGTCAATTCGGCTATCAAAGCGACGTGACAGCGCCTGTTTCATTGCCGCATTGGTAAGTTGGCCATCCTTCTTGACCGTCAAAATATTATTGAATGATGAGCGCTCTGTTTCTCCGTGAACAAAGCGTTTCCCCTCGGGGCTAAGGAACCATTTACCCTTAATGAATACAGGCCACAGCACATTCGCGCCGGTGAGCATTTTGTCAGTGGCATCATTGACGATCTCCGCCAGGGGTTTCGTGTGCTTACGTAACACCCATACATCGACCACCGTTGATGTTCCGCTCTCGGCAAAGGTACCGGACGGCATACGGTGAGCACCCAAAAACTCCGCTTTACGGGATACGCGGTCGCGCAGCTTCTTGTTCGTCCCTCCGCCGTCGGTCATACCGTTCGGTACCACCAGCACAATCAGGCCACCAGGCTTCACCTTGTCTATGGTTCGTAGGATGAAGTAATGCCCGACGTTCGTTTCGTTTTTGTAAGCGGGATCAAGCTCAGCGTAACCAGTTCGGCTTTCGCCAAATGGGACGTTTCCGACTGCATGGTCGTATGTATCATCCGGTACTTTAGCCGCTAAAGTCTCAAACGCCCCCAGCTGTACGCTGTCTTCAGGGTGCAGTAACTGGTTAATACGACCGGAAACTAACGAGATCTCCGCTGCAGTCATAATGGCACCTGCAGGCTTCGTTTCCTGGAAAATACCGGTACCTGCAGACGGCTCAAGAACGTGACCAGACGTTACGCCATAATCAGCCAGAAGATCCCACACACCTTCAGCCATAAATTGCGGCGTGTAGTATTCGTACTGGCTTCCCCCATCGGTCAGGCCACCTTCTCCGGTGTAACCCGCAAGAATTTCACGCTGTTCAGCGCTCAGGTTGTTCCCATTAAAATTTTGAGGTAGCTCATTCAGCAATCGCATAGCGTCATTGTTCGCTTGTCGCCTGGCTCGCTGGATACTTACGCCGCTCTCCTTTTCAATGCCGAATTGCACAACCGATCGCACCTTACGCGCGCGAAGTATGGCTGTTATCAACTCACTTAGTGTTGATGCCCCACCAATTGCCTCTGAAAGCTGGTTTGTCATTTTTTAACCTTATGTCCGTAAAACATAGACCCAATAAAATCCACGTAAATCTAAGCGGTCTGTATTTAACAAAGGTACTGGTCAAAACATGGCTAACAGAAAGACGACAAGCTCCGGGCCACTTGCGGCCCTGAAAAAAATGTTCTCCAGTGCGCCTGCCGCGCCACTGGCACAACTCCCCATCAGCAGTGGTCACAATGTGGTTTCACGGTCGGGGCTGTCATTTCTGACTGGCAACCGGCAAGACGCGCCTGGAGAACTGACAACACAGGCGGATCAGATAGGTATCAACCTTGAGCTGCCTCTGGAAAGGTTGTCGCGGTACACAGTGCTGGAGGAAATGGCAAAAAGCGCCACGGTTTCCCAGGCGTTAAATATCCACCTCGCGCAAGCCTTATCTCCCAGTAAACGGACGGGCCTGGCGTTCTCCATCGTTGCTAAAGACCCAGGGGATAAAGAAACCGTGGCGCGCTGCAATGAGCTAATGAATGACCTGGGGGAAATGATTGATACCGGCCTGCCGTCGTGGGGGTTACTCATGGCTATTTTCGGCGTCGGATATATGCGCCCCTACGGTGAGCCTGGTCGCGGGATCGTAAATATCGAATCGTCTTACTACACCCTCCCGTACTTCATTCAGGAATTTAACAAAGGCGGGACTCTCGCGGGGTTCTCAGGCGATTACCTTCTTTCACCGGAAACAATGCAACGCATGCTGGCTGACCCGTGGGAGATCGTGGCAATGAAAAACCCGTTTTGGACGCCATCAGGGAAAATTATTCCGGTCACAACCGGTACGCGTGGATATTCCCTATTAACGGAACAAAACCAGCACCCTATCACCGAAACGCAGAACTACGGGACCAGCTTTCTGGAAAACTCGTATGAAGCGTTTATGAACCTTTGCGGCGCACTGAATGCACTGAAGGCCACACGTTACAACGCTGCAAAAATTGACCGGCTGATCGCACTGACAACCGGCACTCTCGATCCGGTAAACGCCGCGAACTACACGCGCACGGTCAGCCAATCCCTGAAGCGTAACAGCGAAGCTATGTCACGCCGTTCTCTGCAGGCGAATACCATGCCGACGGTGCTTAACCATCTGATACCGGTTATGGGGGATGGCAAGAATAACATCACTATTGATACCCAGTACATTCCAGCTGATATCACCGGCATTGAAGACGTCATGTTTCATCTTCGCCAGCTGTGCTCAAGCCTGGGCATAGACTCGACCATGCTCGGCTGGGCAGACCAAATGTCAGGGGGATTAGGTGAAGGTGGTTGGGCGCAAACAGCTATTCAAGCCGCGATCCGTGCTCAATGGCTCCGCCAGGCAGCAAGCGATGTGATTTACCGGCTCACGGATATTCATCTGGCATACAAACACGGTAAAGCCTACCTGTCTAACCAGCGCCCCTACTCCGTCCAGTTCAACTCAATGAACACAGCATTGATGCAGGAAGAAGCCCGAGATCAGGATTCCCGTGCCAACTTCATCGCTGTTATCACGCAAATTCTCGACCAGATCCAGCAAAGCCCCAAATTGGCTGGTAGTGAAACGTTCATGCGTTACCTGTTTTGCGACCAGCTAAAAATGGATGAGCAGATGCTGCAGTCCATGATCAAAGAGTTCAATGCGACCAAAGACGCAGGAGAACACGACGACATGATGTACGAATCCGCCCCAGGTAGAGGTGATGACAGTAACCCGGAAACATGGAGTCGGGAACAACTGCTTAACTTCGCCAAATTTGTTATGACACAACAGTAATACGGAGCACACCTTGAAATCACTAAAGACAGTTACCGATCGCTTTTCTCTGGTGGACACCATTCGTCGCCACACACCGCAGAATACGCGCAATTACATCCTGAAATCGGTTAGAGATACCTTCAACGATCCTGAAGTAAAAGAATGCATCTCTCTCGGTGAAATGTACGGCTACTATGGTCATGGTCGCCGACAAATTCACTACGCCAAAACAGGAAAACTAACTCTCCCTGAAGTCTCCGTAGCGGTTGTGGAAGGCAAACCCGTAACTCTGACGAATGTCCCGTCCAACCGCACCCTTTCAGTATCAGTAGATGATGATGGCGTGGTCACGCACACACAGGAGATTCTTGATACTGAGCCAGGCCATATTGTCAGTGGCATGGAGGCGTCAAGAGCTGGTGGCTGGAGTTGGGCTACCGGCGGCAATGACAGTTCACTCCGTTCAGTAGTCACCGGCTTTTATGGTTTCGACTATGTAACCACGCCAAATTATATCAGCCTGGACAGGGCGTCATTAATGCTTGAGTCTGCCGGTACACGCACCGAGCTTATGATTGCTGGGCTGATTGAGTCAGGTTTCAGTGAAAACGCGGCAACGGACCTTTGCCATCACTTTGAAACCTTGCGAGAAGATCAGGCTATGTTTGAGGCCGTAGAGCATACCAGCCACCTGGAAAGTAAGATGTGGGCGCTGCAGGGGCAACTGGCGGAAATGCAGGCGCGAGTTAGTGAGCAAAACGCTATGCTGGAAAGCGCCGGTGAGCTGGCGAAAACCCGCCGCCGTATTATGCGGGAAACATTAAACAGCCTGCCTGTTTTTATCAGCAAAGAACAACGCCAGGCGCTGCTACGTATGGAATCTGAAGAGGATATTCAGGTACTGTCTGCGATGTTGGAGTCAGCTGCAGGAAATATGTCTTCCAGCCTACCTATCGGCGATCACCCTCCCCGCCAACGCGATCCGGCGAAACAAACCAACATCGCCAGCGATGAGGATGTACTCTGGTTACGTCCGAATAAATAACTTCGTAGCACACCTCTCAAACCGCCTTAACTGGCGGTTTTTTATGCCATTTCCTCAATACATTAATAACTTTAATTCTAAGGTGTAAATAAACACAGCATTGTCAAAAACAAGAGATCAGAATAGTATCCAGTACCCGACGATCAGGATCGTAGAGGCTAAAAAGATCGTGCTTTTTGGGAATCTGTGGGTGATATTACCCGCTGAAAGCAAAAAACCACCCTGCCAGGTGGTTCTTGCCGGGGGTTAAGCCCCTGAAATTCAATGTGATAAGCCAACAACCATGCCGAAACAAAGAGGCAACAATAAAAGGAGACAAAAAGGAGGCAAATATGAATTAACCCGATCCGTTTTTCCCAGCCCACAAAGATGAAAACGTTCTTTACTGAGCGGAGGCCTTTTGTTGTCTGGTTACTAGACTAGCGTCCAGTTTACTAGCGCCGATCTCGGCACTCAAGTCTTTTTTTTGCTCACCCGTAACCATCTTTGTCCAAATGTTACTCAGTGACAGGAAGCCCCGCGTCTGGAGGTTTTCTAAATCAATATAACGATGGAAATGAAGCAGAATGGATAACGCAAAGGAACTATGGAATGACATGTCGTCGGCTATCACGGGCTGTGTCATTAGCGCTGACCTGCCAGATTTTGAACACTATCACCACATGGACAATGAGGCTCTCTGGCTTGAAGTACAAAAGAACTACCCCACGGGATATAAACTAAGTCACGCTTTTCTTTTCCTGCCAGCGGCGCTTATCAGCCGGACCGGGAAACTGATTGCTGCCAGCATCGCCAACAAAGTAAATCCGTCCCACACCGGCGTTTGCTATGCCAGCCGTAAAACGCTCGCGCTCGATGCCGAAGTTTCCATAGCCACACTCGACCGCTTCACTGCAGGCGCTTCCGGTCGCGCTATTTTTACTTCTGAAATACCCCAAGACAAAATTGGTATTGAAACTGCCAGACGCACACTAACGCGCGGTGCCATGCTGTTTTGCCTTGCGATCGCACTGTTTCGTAAAACCACCAGCAGAGTGAAACAAAAAGTAATGGCCTTCGCTTTGAAAGCCGCGTCAGCTGTGCTTTTCAACAAATCAGGGGGGCGCAAAACGCAACCCGAAAAGGGGGCGCAAAATGCGTCACAAAAGAAGATATTAACCCCTTCTAAAAGTCAGAAAGAAAAGACAAATATTGGGACCGGTGAAAGTGATCCTGTGGATAAGCAAGAAGGAGTGAAAGGCAAAACGCTGAAGCAGTGGAATGAGCGCATTAACAAAACACGGATTCAGGGGCAGCTCAATACAGCAGAACGCAATTACCACGAACGACAGTCTGTACTCGGTGCCAACGAGAAGCGTTACAAGCACATGTTCATCAAGCTGATGGATACCATGAAAAAATCTATCCACCAGCGTGATGACGGTATATTCCGTGCCAGCTTTAAAGACGTGGATTACAGCAAAAAACCGGATGGTTTTCGGTAATTACGCTTCGCTGGTGGACGTCTGCGCATTCTGCAGTGGTAGCTTGTATGACTCCGGCCCCGGCTCACCGGCAGGCCAGCGATAACCGGTTACACGGCTACGCGGGAATGCACGAATGTTTACAGCATCGCCCTGGTTGCCCCCCAGCACTAACAAATTACGGTTTGCATCCTGACCAACAACAAAGCCGACATGACCGCCACCTTCACGGGTAAACGTCACAATGCAACCATATGCCGGATCGTGCAGCGCGGTTCCCCAAGAGGTGTAGCTTCGTGCCGATTCAAATCGAGTAGACTGGATGCCTACACGCTCAAGCATCGCACCTACAAATGCAGCACACCACGGAGTTTCATCGTCTTTGATGCCACCACGTTTAATGTCCTTCCACATTTGTAGGATCTCGGGGTTATGTTCCGCACCTTTGATTTCACGTAACCCGATGTGTTTACGGGCCTCAACTATCCAACGGAGTTCATTGGGCTGACTCATGCTTTTTTCCTCTGTTAGCAATGAGCCGAAACAGTAACCGCTCTGTACTTTGCAACCGGTAGCGAGCAAAAAGAAGCCCACACGAAGTGGGCGTTTCTTAGTGGATTGTGCTGGCTATGTTCGGGGTATCTTCATCATTCGGATCATCATCGCCAGCGTCAACTTCAGGCCAGTCCACCTGCCAACCAGCGCTTTCCAGGCTACGTAAGACCAAATGTGCGTCAGCATTTAAAGAGTTCACCTCTCCCACGGCAGAGTTAGGCCGTACACCGTTAAGAGCATTGCGCATATCATCCTGGGTGATATCTCCCTCAACTATTACCAGCGTACCGGCATTACTGCATTCAACCATACCGGCTTTTCCTCCGGGCATTGTTACCTTAATGCGCATTCTGCAGCTCCTTAAAGCATCCCAGTAAAAACTCGATAATGCCGTCACCGTTTAAGTATGAAGTTGCAGTCAATTCAGGATCGGCGTAGCACTGCAGCGCCATTGAAAACACTTCAGTAGAGCGGCAATTGTTCAACGATGGTGCTTTCGATAATAACTTACCACTCGCGAGACTTACCCTATTATCCATGTAGATTTTTGACATGTAGTAATGACTTAGTGATGTTTTGACCTTGTACTCAGCATCGCCGTACCCGCCAAAATTGCTGTATACCAACCGTCCTTCAGTCTTTGATTTAATGAAGCCTTTTGCGCGCTCCAGCAAATGGGGGTTAGAAAATTCCACATGGTGTCCAAGTTCGTGCCACATAACATGTTCGGCATCCGTATCCGCGTCGATCGTCACAGACTGGCGGCTCTGGCTTGCACTCGCTCTAACCTTCGCCTGGTGCTCAATCTTTTTCAGCGTATCCAGCTTGCCGCCGGTCAAGGTAAAGACCTTTTCCGCAACATCGCGCGCATCGTACCCAGTACGCCATCCTGCTGTAACAGTGGTTTTCTCAATAATGTCGCTATCCAGTTCAATCGCATTGCCCCACGCTTCGGCATCTTCTTTTGACACTGGGGATGCCTGCATCACGGCATCCATAGCCGCTTTAACTTTACTGTGTATTTTCTCAACAATTAGAGGCGGGTATGGAGCTTTATCCTTGAATAACCTCTCAAGTTCATATAGCTGAACGGCTTCATCTGATTCACGGTCTATAAACCATTTAAGCCGATCTACCTCCAGACCTATCCCGCCATGTGGCGTGAAAACATCTTTCAAATATGGTTTCAACTTTTCAGGCCGGTCACGAACTTTATTAATCTGCTCAATATAATAATCGACCTCTTCAGGTAGCTTTAGACGACCATCCTTATCATTAGTTTCGGCAAGCGCTTTCAAGCGGCGTAAAACATCGATGTAAGCATCTGCCAGCTCGTCGCCGCTAAAGTCTTTCGACAGCCCTACCGCATCGAGCGAAGCCTTTCCACTTTCCATTACATCGCTAATGTCCGTGAGTGCCTTTTTGCCTGCAGCGATCGCCCACTGCAGAGCGGCTATCGTTTCAGGGATACTTTTTGCATCAGCCAGTTTTTTATCAAACTTACTCGTGACTTTCGCATAGATGGCATGCGGCATTTTCATGAATTTGTCCAGCCAGGTTCTGCAGGCCTTACGCAACTCCTGCCAGCTCAAGTCTGATTGCATTAAGTCTTCAAGCTTGTGCATAAGCATGAACAATCGATCCGGACTGGCCCCACCCTCTGATGCTTCCAAAAATAACTTCACCCGGTAATCAATATTTCTGGCATCCGCCAGTGACGGCGCAGGTTCATTATTTTTAATGGCTTCCTGCAACGCCTTGTAGTAGAAGGCGCTATTTTCTGAAGAAGTTGCCATTTCGCCAAGCAGATTGCCGCTATAACCGTGCGCTTCCACCCATGGCTGAATTAGAGGTCGCTGTGAATAAAGCATGTTTCTGCCCACAGAAGCACTCAGGCGCGCGAGATTTTCTTCAGTATTCGGATTGGCCTTAGCAAGCTTTCCGGTCATTTTGATGACGTTTACCAGCTCGTCAACGCTTGTTGCACTCGTGATCATTTGCGATATATAGGCACGGTTATCACCCGGTGCTGATTCGAACATCGCAAAGTTAAGCCCTTTCCCCTCACCAAACTCATCTTCAATTTCGGTAGAGACTGCAGACAACACATCAACAAGTGACAGGCTACCGCCGCCAAACATATCCCCCAACGCCTGCTGCTGGTGGATTAGCTCATCATTTATTTTTTGCGCCATCTTCTTGAAGGCAGCGCCTATACGCTTGGAACTGCGACTATTGGCAACGATAAATAGCGCCAGGGCCTCAGCCTCTTTGCTGGTGTCTTCAAACAGCCCTTGTTGTGCGATCACCTCTTCGATTGCCTGGCCTGAGTCTTTGGCCCGGCGCACAAGGTTAATGGCCTCCTGTAGCGCGGCAATGGCCTGTTTATCAAGACCGTCCACTTCCTCAATACCACCCACCAGCCCATTCACAGCCTCTTTGTGAACGTCACCAGATAGCATCTGCATTTGTGCAAAATCACTGGCTGCGGTGTTGAGTGCAGTCAGGATATTACGCATCTCGGGATCGGGTTCTTCTGCGACCATTTTTACAAGTCGTTCGTCTTTGTACGCTTTTGCAAAAATAGCGTTCTGAATGCGATCAATCAGCTGCTTGGTCGGCCTGCCGTCAGTCGTTACCAGACCTGCAGTTGCAGTATCCCCAATTTCGCGCATAAACGACTGAATGAAGCCGTCATTAGACCGGGCAAGTAGATTTCCCTCTTCGGAAGGGGAAAACATCGCCATAAGCCGCTCATCGAGCATTTCGGCATCTACGAATGCCTTTTCGCTCGCTGCCATTTCCTGCAGATCTGAGAGGTTGGAATCTCTGGCAAACTGAGCACGATCAACGTCGGTGACACGCTCCCTCACCAGCACCGGCATATCCATCCGGGCAATATCTTCAGCCTTAACCCCATAGTCGGCTGCATGGTCGATCAGATACTGGCGATAGCTGTCAGCCTGCCCTTGCTCATAGGCCCGTAGTATTCCCATTGAGCGCCCATTCCCCGACTCAACAACGTTGTCAGGGCCGACAATAGGCGCACCGTGGCTACTTAACCCTGAATCGGTTAATTGTGCTGGACGTAAGTTTCCGGCGATCTTGCTCACCTGAATCTTACTCGACATTCGGGTACGATCCCTCGGCTGCAGCTCCGTTGGGAATGCAGGGTTTATCGTCCCATCAAGGTTATTCGAAATTATCAGGCTACTGGCATTAACAACTTTAAAGCCCGTTTTGACCTCATCCCCTTTGCTCGTCACAACAAACGACGTTCGCCCTATGGGGGTTTGTCTCAACTGCAGTGACGCCACCAGCGTAATTAGGCTATCCAGACCTGGTGTGTTGCTAATGGCCTGTTGTGCTGTTTCCAACGGTCATACCTCCACGTTTTAGGTTTCGTGAAGGATAAGGAGTGTGTGTTATTCAGAGGGGAGAAGAAAAAGCCCCGATTAACGGGGCTGGTTATCAGAGATCAGATGGCGTAGTCATTCTGAGCAACCCACGCATTGGCCTGGCCCTTCATATCGTCCAGTGTCAGAAATTCGTTAAGGTACTCACCGACCTGGCGAAGCGTATCCACAAAATCCATTTGGGCCTGTTTTACAAACTTCCCGGAGAGAAAGTCTTTAACGATAGACGGCGTATTATCTTCAGCTGGGTCGGCTGGGATTGATTCGGTACCGTAACCCAGCTTCACCAAAATAGCGTCGATTTCGTCATTCAAATCCAGCAAATCCAGCCCTTTAGCTGTTGTGGCCTGAACCATCAATTCATCCAGGCGATCATTCAGGTCAAGGCGTTCCAGCGCGCTTAAATTCATGCTCCAGCCCCCTCTCTTTGAATTGCCACCAGTAAATCAGACAGGTGTTGCGCAGCGGCATTCACTTTGTCTTCATTTTCGTCAAAACGACCAGCATTCTGTAGTGCGGCAATAGCCCCGCGAACCTTGTTACGGGCGTCACGGATTTCCGCTATGTCTTTCGACTGCAGTTGCATTACGGCATCCAGATAACTCAACGCATCATTCGCTGCTGTATCGGCTTCAGATACCACGGGAGTTTCCTCATTAGTCTGCGGCGGCGTGGGAGGTGTTTGGCTTACCAACTCGGCCTTAACTTTCTCCATAAAGTAATCGAGATCGTCGCCTTCCGGGTAAGCAATGTTCGGCGCAGCTTTCTTCGTATTCAGCTTCACCTGAGAGCCGAACGTTGCCGGGTCACTCTCAGCCATTTCAACATATTGCTGTGCGTAATTAGCCATTGAATCACTAACGACGGTTTTCGCCAGTACATCGAGATCCGCCTCGGTCGGAATCAGCTTCAACTCAAAATTAGAGGCTTCCTGCTCTGTCAGCTTACGATCGTATTCAATGAAACCATGACGAGCCAAACGACCATATTTATCGCTCTGTTCCGGCGCATCCAAAATTGCAGTGTGATCTGCCGGGACAGCACCGATACTCGCTGGGCGACTTGTAAGCGCATAACGGTACTTAGCGGTTGGTTCTGGCGGTTGTTCTGGTGGCAACTCCGGCGGTTGTTCTGGCGGTTGCTCCGGGGGAAGTTCTGGTGGTGGTGGTGTCGTGACAACGTAACGATCAGCGCGGTTCTCTCGATAGGCTTTCAGTAATTTAGTTGCAGTAACCCCCATAGCCCCGCCCTGGGATGATGGGGATGGCATTTCATAAACCTTACCAGAAGGATCGGTAATAATTACGCTACCTTGCAGCTCGCCGTCATGATCATATGAGTTGTAACGGATTATGGCCCCATTACTCAGAGTTGCCTTACCATCAATACCCATACGGTCTTTCACTTTGCGCGTTGCATCCGTGAAAGATGAACCGGTATCAGTGGTACCGGCCTGAGATACTCCCTGCAAAGCTACAATTTTAGCCTCCAGTTCGGCATTAATTCGACGCTGGTTAGCGAGCTTCTCCCGCACGTCCCGCTCATCGCTCTGATGTGCGATTAACTTGGTCTGGAGTGATTCGACCTGAGTTAGCAGAGAGGATTGTTGTTCGCTTAACTGATCATTTTCAGCGTTCAGCGCGTCTATATCACTGCGTAATTTAACCTGAGCATCTTGCTGCTTCGTGAATTTTGCACTGTTACGCTCTGCCAGGTTTGCAAGAGCTTGCGTTACTTGCTGCAAAGACACATCGCGACCGCCAATGGGGGCCACAATATGTGTTACATCGCGCTTGTTCAGCAAGAAACGGAAGGCCACCAGCAAATCATTGTTCTTTACGCGCCCGTTATCTGCAGTCGGGGAGTGGAAAACCAGGGAAATTGACTGCCCATCTGATAATGGAATCAACGCCGTCATAATTGGAATACTGTTCACCCGGCGAACCTTACCGATGACAGCCCCTCCAATCGTTTTTTCACCGCTATCGTCCAGGCCAGCATCATCCGTACCTGCTTTAATGTCGGTTCCGTTCAAACCGCGATTTAATGCCCTTACGAACGCGCGCATGGTCTGCGACAAACGCATGCGCTCAGTGCTAATCGCTTCAAACATTGCTGCATGAGAGACATAGACCAGCTCATCGCCAAGATAAGACTGGTCCACTTCTTCAATAGTGGCGCTTTCCAGCATCAAATCGGCGCTCTGGCCCTTCATCAGTTCGTTGTAAATATCATCAGAAACTGCAGGCGCTATATAGCCAGGCACGTCTTTCAGAAGAATTTTGTCAGTCAGTATTACGGTCATTTTTCCCCCTTCTGCAGTTGTGCGATCTCTTTCTCTAACTGACTGGTTTTTGCCAGCTCCAGATTTAGCTCGGCCTGGATGTTTTCACGCGACTTTTGCGTCATGTCGGAATCAGAGGATAAGGACTCAATTTTCTTTTGAGTCGCGGTAATACCGCCCTTCAGTTCCTCACGACGTGCGCGCGCATCGCTGAGGATCTGCACACTGGATTTAACGCCTTTGGTAGTTTTTGGTTTATTGCCAGCCTCATCTTTTTTCGCAGCCCGCGCGAGTTTTCTGGCTAGCGCTTTCTGAAATGCGGTGGAGCCTTTACGGAATAAATCAGCTAATGATTTACCCAGCTCAGCCATAGTTTTTACGGGGGTGTATGGTGCGTTCTTGCCGTTCAGCTTAATGCCAGAGATATCGCCAGTGTTGTTGACCTGAACAACCATAGCCTGTTCATCAATCCCTTTCAGCTCGAAAGTTTTTACCGGGATACCATCTTTTCGACGGGCTGTGCCTGCAGGTATGATTTTGACAACCTCATACCCTGATTTAGAGATAGCCTTCTTCAGCTTATCAAGGCCTTTCTCGTTCAACTCGTCAAAGTTAAGCGTGATGTAGCCCTTATCTTTAGTTGATGACACTGTATCCCCCTTTCTCCTTTGTGATGAGGTAATTACGGGAAGTTGATTCCTGAAGCGGGAAAATACGATACAGCGGATTCATTCGACTATTGCCGTGCGTTACACGGATCGTTAGTTCCCAGGTCCCCGTATCCAGATAGCGAGTATCAATAAGTAAATACTCCTGGTTTAAGCCTTTGGGCGTTAAATCCAGTGTTCTGGTCTTACCCGTAATTACCGCAGTGGGGTTACTGGAGTCGCGCAACCAATATTCGATATGCGCGCCGGTTAGCTTCTCGCAATTGACCTTAAACTTAACCGGGAAAGCTATCGCATTGTCCTTAACGACGCCTTCACCGGCCCCCAGCAACACGACCTGCTTTCTTTTACACAAAAAGCGATCGAGCACCGCTATCGCAGCCATTCCCACAAGGAAATATTGTTGAATATCGTTCATTAGCCCCGGCCCCCTTTTGGCCCAAATAAATATTGGATTGTGTCGATAAGTCGGTTTTTGAGAGCTGTAGACACCTCGCGACCGTTGTTGCTAACAACGAGCACGGCGAGATATAGCAAGCTATCGTCCCAGGCCTTATGTCTGGCGATGTAATAAGCGGTCAATCCTGCGAGTACCGCTAACACCAATTCGGTGAGCAAGTTAAGGGATGACGCTTTTATCCTTTCCTCGCGCACCCCATGCAGGAAAACGCCAATGCCGCTGAGTAGCGACAGGAAAAGCGCCTGTATGAGATTCGCTTCTACTTCTGCCACAAACCCTCCGTAAAACTACTGATTTGAAAGGTGCAGAGTAGTGAGTATGTGTATTGCAAATGAAAGGAGTTGGCTGGGGCTGTTTGAACTTAGAACCTATCTAGCCTTCCTCCAGAGCCTGCTCCCATATCGGTCGCTTGTTGAACTCGGCTTGTTCATAGGCATCCGTATACGCATCGTCCAGGCTTTCCATCTGTGATGCAGGAAACTTTTTATAGAGCGTCGAGACACCAACATCGAAAATAATGGCTACCTGATTACGGCTCATGCCATCGAGAATCAGGCGTCCCATCTGCGCCCAATCTTCCTGTGAGTATTTTGGTGGGCGACCACCTATTCGGCCTTTTTTACGTGCAACAGCCAAGCCCGCGCGCGTTCGCTCAATGATGATTTCACGCTCCATTTCCGCCAGCGCCGACATAATATGGAATGTGAAACGCCCCATTGATGTATCGGTATTTATGCCTTCGGTCAGAGACAGAAACTTGATATTTTTCTGTTTAAATGTTTGTAGCAGATCCGCCAGGTTTATGAGTGAACGCCCCAACCGGTCCAGCTTCCATACAACAACCGTATCGCCAGGTTTTAATTTTTTGAGTAAGCGGTTTAACCCTGGTCTTTTAGCTTTCGTGCCGGTCATTTTGTCTTCGAAAATTAGCTCACAATTTGCACGTTCAATAGCTTCGCGCTGAAGTTCAGGGTTTTGGTCAATTGTTGACACTCGAACATAACCAATTCGCATATTTTTTAACCTATTTTCTGTGAGAAAAAAACGGCGAATTGTATCCGATACTTATGAGGGGGATATCAGAAATGTTGGTTTAGTGGAAACCATAAATCGCGCAGCTGGATCACTGCAAAAAGACCAGAACGGCGCGGATGTTCCACAACCTGATTGGTTCGTGCGTAATATCGGTGCGGCACGAGCATTTAGCAGTTTTGTAAGCATTGGTGGAGGCGGAAACTGGACGACACCGGAATTTATTGTCTGGCTTGAAAATCAAGGGGCATTTAATCATCCGTACTGGATGTGTAGAGGTTCGTGGTCTTACGGTGATAACCGAACTATCACTGATACAGGGTGTGGAAATATCCAGTTATCCGGCGCAGTTGTTGAGGTTATGGGCGAACGTGGTGCGATGACCATTCGTGTCACAACAGCAACTACTTCAACGGGTGGTGTTGTAAATGCGCAGTTCACTTACGTCAGCCATGGTGATGGGTATTCACCGGGTTGGCGCAGAGATTTGAAACGCTCAGGCGACACAATGCTCGGTGAACTGAAAATCCATGGGGCTAATGCCCTGAGGATATTTGATGAACAACGAGGCCTGATTTTCCGGCGTTCGGAAGAGAGCCTGCATCTTATCCCCACGTTGGAAAATCAGGGGGAGAATGGCGATATCGGCCCACTGCGCCCACTCAGTATTAATCTGAGAACGGGTGAGGTTATGATTCAACATAAATTACTCGCCAGCGGTGGTGCTCAGATTAGCAGCTCACTGGGTATTGGGGTTGATAATGCCCTGGGCGAGAATTCAATTGTTTTGGGCGATAGCGACACTGGCTTTAAACAGAACGGTGACGGTGTTCTTGATGCTTATTCCAATAGTCGTCAGGTGATGAGAATTGCACCCGGTGCTGTGCAGGTATTTGGCTCAACGGGGATGTGGATTCACCTGCGCGAGCAGATTTGTTTTTCCAACGTTACACCTGTGAATAATGACGGCGCATCAGCAATTGTCAGGCAGGAACATCAGGACAGACACTTTATACTTGGCGGGCTGGGTAATCATCAGTTCGGCATTTACATGATAAATAAATCCCGTTCAGAAAATGGAACTGATGGGCATGCTTATCTGGATGAAAACGGAGACTGGGTATGTGGCGGTCAGATTCTTCCAGGCAGCTACGCAAACTTTGATGCTCGTTATCAGCCAAAAGATAATTACGCAACTCAAGCGTGGGTATTGCAAAACTTTGTTCAGAATATCCGACAATCAGGTGTGGCTTATATTGACGCAGAAAAAAATTCAGGTCAGCGCCTGGTGCCAGCCGGAGGTGTGCTAATTGGCTCTCAGGTTAATGGGGAATGGGACAACAACGAAGGGTTTTATTACACCTGGATTCAGCAGAATATCAACGGTAACTGGCTCACAATTGGACGGGTATAAAGAATGCAGTTTTTTAAAAGATTTACTCGATATCATCCTGTGGAAGGTGAACAGGCTGAATTAGCAGAAAAGCACAACGTAATGTTTTTGCGGGCAGAAGATGGAACGGACTGGTATGAAGCACAGAAGAAATTTTCCGCAGATACAATGAAACTTGTCATTGATGACGAGGGAATTATACGCTCTTTTTCCCGTGATATAACGACGCTTTGGCCAGTCGACAAAAGTGTTGCAGAGGTGGAGTACACCACGTCATTCGATGACGTTTGGATCGATGGCGGCTGGCAGTATCGGGACGGGAAAGTATCTCCTCGTGTTTATACGCAGGCAGAGTTAGTAGAGCAGGCCGAAAGAAAAAAATCCAGCCTGCTGGCAGAGGCTATGGCGGCAATTGCTCCCCTTGAACGGGCGGTAAAACTGGGCATTGCTACCAGTGAAGAAACCGGCTTGCTTGAAATCTGGGAACGCTACAGCGTCATGGTGAATCGGGTAGATACGTCAAAACCAGAATGGCCTACGGCTCCTGGGAGCTAAAACGTTGGTTTAGTAGAAACGATAAATCGCGCTGCCGGGGCGTTGCAAAAAGACCAGAACGGCGCGGATGTTCCCGACAAAGATTTATTCGTGCGTAATGTCGGTGCTGCGAGAGCTTTCAGAGGCGGTATTAGCATTGGTGGAGGCGGCAACTGGACAACTGCGGAGTTTATCGTCTGGCTCGAATCGCAGGGGGCATTTAATCATCCGTACTGGATGTGCAAGGGTTCATGGTCTTACGGTGATAACCGAACTATCACCGATACGGGATGTGGAAATATCCAGTTGGCTGGGGCTGTGGTCGAGGTAATGGGCGACCGTGGCGCGATGACTATTCGTGTCACTACAGCCACGACAGGTGAAGGTGCACTCAGCGCTCAGTTTACCTATATCAATCATGGTGATGGATATTTACCCGGATGGCGCAGGGATTTGAAGCGTTCCGGTGACACCATGAGTGGTGAGTTGAAAATTCCAGGAGCCAATGCGCTGAGGATATTTAATGCACAGTTTGGCCTGATTTTCCGGCGTTCGGAAGAGAGCCTGCATCTTATCCCCACGCTGGAAAATCAGGGGGAGAATGGCGATATCGGCCCACTGCGACCAATCAGCATTAACCTCCGAACGGGTGAGATTTCGATGTCTCACAAATTACTCGCCAGCGGTGGTGCTCAGATTAACGGTGCGTTGGGTATTGGGATTGAGAGCGCCCTCGGTGGTAACTCAATTGCTTTGGGCGACGGTGATACCGGATTTAAACAGAACGGTGACGGCGTTCTTGATGCTTATTCCAATAGTCGTCAGGTGATGAGGATTGTTCCCGGTGGTGTGCAGGTATTTGGCTCAACGGGGAGCTGGATTTACATGCGCGAGCAGACTTGTTTTTCCAGCGTTGCACCTGTGGACAAAGACGGCGCATCAGCAATTGTCAGGCAGGAACACCCGGACAGACATTTTATCCTTGGTGGGCTGGGTAATCATCAGTTTGGCATTTACATGATTAATAAGTCCCGTTCTGTAAATGGTACAGATGGGCAAGCCTTCATGAACAGTGATGGGGACTGGGTAAGCGGTGGTCGGATTCTTCCGGGAAACTACGAAAATTTTGATGGTCGATATCAGCCGAGAGGTAATTACGCAACGCAGGAATGGGTATTACAGAACTTTGTCCAGAATATTCGCGTCAGTGCGCCGCAGGAGCGTAAGTTTTGGGATGGTGCTAGCTGGTCCAGCAATGACAGCGCATTTGCGACAGCAATATGGATGGTCGGTGGTAGCTCGAACGTTGGTGGTCTACTTGTCCGTTATATTCAAAAACTGATTAACGGCACCTGGTATAATGTCATCGAATAAGAGGTAAAGGATAAAATGCAGCACCTTAAAAATCTAAAAAAATACACACCAAACGATGAAAATAGCCTGTTGCTTATCAAAGAACATAATGTTGAATTTTATGTTTCTGAGGATGGACAAGATTGGTATCAATCACAGACAAATTTCTCACCAGATACATTGAAAATTGCTTACGATGAAGCCGGTATTATTCGCAGCATTAGCCGAGACGTTTCAAACATTTACCCGCGAAACTTAAGTGTTGTTGAAGTTGAAATCGGCACTGAAAATAAAAATGTGGATATATCAGGTGGTTGGGTTTTTGACAACGGTGAAATTAAACCACGCCAATATTCACAAAAGGAATTGTACGCGCAGGCTGAAGCGAAGAAAACGGAGCTATTATCTGCCGCAGCTGCCTCTATTGCACCTCTACAAGATGCTGTCGATGAAGGAATGGCGACGGCAGAAGAAACCGCCGCATTGTCAGAATGGAAAAAATATAGGGTGAGAGTTATGCGTGTTGATACAACAAAACCTGAATGGCCTACGCCACCGAATATTCAGGCCACTTAACATCTGGTGCTGTAGTTAAGTCAAGGCGGCGTAGCGCGGTACGATAAGCCCGTAACGCCGCCAGTTCCATTTCTTCGTCGGCTGATATATCACCATCTTTTTGCGCAGCTTCAAGCCAGTCAATACGCGCTGTAGCTTTAGCCATGCGGCGGTCGCGTTCCGCTTCTGCGTCAGCCAGGTAATTGCGGATTTGCTGCAATTTGTCGTCTTTATAAAACCAGTCATCCCCCAGCGTGACGCGCAAATTAGCTTTTGTAGCCGGAAGCTCTACAACACTCATATTGACCGGAAAAAAGGCATGAATATTTGTCGTGAACGTTCTGACACGACCATCATCGTCATAGCCAATTTTCAGTGTTTCAGATTCATTAAATAATTTAATAACGTCATACCAGTCATTACCTTTATCATCCTGCAAAAATAGAACATTCTGACCATCGATAATTTTTGGTCTGTCAGTGGTATCAGGTGTATAGGGGGTGAATCTACCGAAACGTTGCATTTTTATTTACCTTTAGTTAATTACATACCAGGTGTTATTAACCTGTTTTCGCGTATAACGAATGATATAGTTACCAACGTTACTGCTCCCACCAACCATTTTAAAATTGTACATGGCTGCCCCATCTGTTCCTCGCGGATAGCCCCGCCCATCCCAGAATCCAACTTCAGCAGGTGCCGTCAGGTCGATATTCTGGACAAAGTTCTGTAGCACCCATGCCTGTGTTGCAACTTCAACTCCACTAACTTTTAACGGCACCGCGCTTTCAACGGAGCCGGGGAGAAAACGGAAAACATGGGCGCTGTTGGCATAAACATCCAGAATGCCGTCACCGTTCTGTTTAAAACCAGTGTCGTTGTCGCCCAAAACAATTGAGTTACCGCCGAGAGCGTTAGTTGTTCCGATACCCAAATTGCCATTCAACCCGCCACCAGTAATAGGCAATGCGCCTACATCAGTGGCTGTTGGCTTATTTGCTGTGCTGTAGTCGATAACCCATGGCGTACGTTCGGACATGTCTCCATTCCACGTCTGGCGACTGGCGCTCGCCCCGGTATGACTGAAATATTGCTGCAGCCATACATTCCCTGAACGCGCAACGAACATAAAACCATAGCTATACAGCCTGTTACCATTTGGGTATTGGGGAAAATCAGCCACCGTGCCAGCATCTGCAACGCTCACTAACCACCATCCCGGCGTGTCGGCAGACGCCATCCTGCCATTATTTCCAATTGTCCCAATGGGGTCTTTAGGAATGGCACGAATATCAGCGGCGGCTGTCGGGATTTTTAGTACCCGCCAATTTATCGAAGTATTTGCCTCGTGTATTCTCCACGCCAGATAACTAATATTTGTATCGTATCTCGAAAGCAAAAGTGCACAATCATTACCCGAATCACGGATGCCGACAACATTCACATAAACATACGTATTTGCAAACTCAGGCATTCCTGGCGGGAAATTAATCGCTGAATTTGTTTCAATAAACAGCGTTTCACCGGCAGCAAACCAATACTGATAAAAATCAAATCCGCGAAGTGCGGGAATCGTCACTTTACCCAGCCCACGATCCCCGACTTTAAGAACGCGCCCGGTAGCATCGTCAGTTGTTGACGTTGTTAGTGTCGCTGTTGCTGCTGTGCCGAGTTGAAGGGCGTTACGAGCCTGTGCCTTATCCGGTATATCACTAAGATTCTGGTCTTTTTGCAGCGAACCGGCAGCTTTATTTATCGTTTCTACTAAACCAAGGTATTCGAGAACCTTCGCTACAGACTCCTGACCAATCAAGACACGACCAACGGCAGTTAAATTTGCCAGCGCCATGCTATTGGGGCCGTTAAAGAATGCCAGTTTATTAGCTGCAGAATTGAGTCCTGAAAGAGATGTTAATACCTCATGTAAAGGCTGTTTCCCTGCCAGCTTATTGAGCATCGTCGTTGCAAAGTTGGGATCATTGCCTAATGCATCAGCCAACTCAGCCAGTGTATCCAGAGCTTCAGGAGATGAGCCAACTAATGCAGCGACCGCAGCCTGAACGAACTCAGTATTCGCAATCTGTTTGTTGCTGACACTTAATGGCGGAGTTGGTACGGTTGCAATCCCAGTCAGGGCTGGATCATGAAGCGGAGCCTTCAGCGCCAAGACAGCATTAAGTGTGTTGAAGAAATCAGGATCATTGTTAATGGCATCCGCAATTTTCTTCAACGTATCCAGACTCGCTGGCGCATTATCTACCAGTTCTTCAATCTGTTTTTCTGTTTCGTCACGAGCTGCTTTTACTGCTTTTTTTACCGCGTGAGATGATGCGCCAATATGATCGGCATCGCTGTCTATCTCGCTGCTTAACGTAATGCCAAGAGCCTTGTTTTGCCGGTGTGAAGAATCGATCATATCCAGCGTTAATTCTGTCGCATCAGCAGGTACCGTTACACGGCATATCTCCAGATGATTATCTGCCAACGGCACACTAATATTTGCAGTAAAAATCCGCGCTGCATGGATATCTGAACTATCGTCAACCTGACTGGTTTTGATACCGTACTGGTAATTAGCTTCCAGCATTACGCGTGTAACACCATTCGCTGGGATCGCCAGCGTCACATCTTCAATTTGTTGAACGGTTATCTGATGATTATTTACATCAACCGAGGCCACACCATGACCGCCAGGTCCCTGAAGTGATGTAATTTTAAGGTTCAGACCACCAGCAAGAGCAGGTTTAAATCCGCCATAAATACCAGGAGTAATGATCCCCTTCATCTTGCGGTTAAATGCAGAGGAAGCGTGGAAATCATAGTATTGAACATCTGCCAGAAGAGCATGCTTAACTGCAGAACTCAGGATGGCAATCTTGTTAACAGTCTCGCTCATCTTGAGTTTCCTTTCTGCTCAATCGTTAGCAAGATGTTGTATCTTTTCCCCTTATACAAACTGTCCTGCTGGGCGCAAAGCACAGCAAAGGTATTGCCCTGATCGTCGATTAGCGCAAGAGTATTAAAATCGAATACATCATTTTCCGGCAGAGCCGCTTCAGGCAGGACAATACTTACCGTTATGGTAGTGCCCTGCAAAGTGCAAATCAGTTCGCTCTCAGCAAATTTTCCGATTAGCTGCTCGTTGGTGAAATCAGCTGGAATTTCGGCAATGTCCCATCCACTGTCAGGATTTTTTGTTACCAGATCAGAGCGACCCCAGTAAGCTTTCGTTAGCTTAAAGCGGCTACCTATCCCGATCGCTGATTCCGCACGACGGGTGTAGTAATAATCAAGCAGTTTTGCCTTGTACTTCCCGCCGTCTGGCGAAGATAAATTGATGCTATCTGACATATGAAAACCCCGTCACTAGAACTATGACGGGATAATAATCAGTCTGTACTTTGTACCTGGCGCATAACTCCCCTACCCACGGTTGAGGATATGCAAATCGAGGGGCCAGGCGTCAACCGGCATAGTATCCAGTCGGAGATAAATAGGATCTTGCGAGCACGTTTGTGGCGTAATTTCACCAGCATCATAGCTTGCCTCCACATGCTGCAGCTCTATAGACTCGCGAAACGGCTGAAACAAAAATGCGCGGCTACTCCCGACCGTTGCAGAGGCATACTTCATTACCTCTTCTGCCTCTTCCAGCCAGAAATCAAGCCTGAGTGAAATACCGTCAAAAACAGTCTCCAATGGGAGTAAGGGGGCAACAATTCGGTCAACATCTTTTATCAGGCGTTTAATCAGTTTGTCCTGTTCTTCATAACCGTATATTTCATACAGCTTGTTCAGATCGACATTGATTGTGCCACGAGAAGTAAGAAAGAATTCCCCGTAGCTCTCCTGTGCTATTTTGACGCCGTTTTCGGTTGTAAAAAACGTACCGTATGGGAAGCGTTCCTGATCAAGTGGTGCATACAGAGGTTCCCAGTTTACCGGCAGATTGCCGAACTCACGCCAAAACGTCGAGACAATTGGACGATCCGTCCCTTTGAAATGGACCTCATCAAGACGCTGAGCCAACAAAATAGGCCTGCTTGCCTTATCGGTTTCCCCCATGACGAAAAATCGCCCGTATTCACTGATACGGGTATCCATATCTTCAGGGTGCATGGTGAAAAATGACTTACGATCGCTTAGCCGGGACAATAGCGGCTTTACCTGTTCCTCGTAAACAACCTGGACAGCATCAGCAAAATCAGGCCATAGCCCTGTTTTCTGCTTTTCTGGTATTAACTGTTTTTTCAACCAGTCTTTGATCATCGGATAACCCCCCCAGGCAGGCGGATATCAAATACAGAGTCTTTCGTGTTGAGGTAGATAAAGTCATTCAGGTTTTCAGAAGGCAGCATTCCGTTAACAACTATTTCGAACGTACTGAGTAACTTCATGTCATTGACGCACGCCCACATATCTTTCACTTTAACCTGCACAAACTGCACGTCGTTATCTTCTAACTCAGCTCCAAAGCTTGTGGAGTCATAGCCGAAACGAGCTTCCAGCGTGTCCCGTATCTCCTTGATCGCGTCGTTAATTACCACGTTCTTATTTGCGCTACCGGTCAGCGAAATAGTAAAGGGCTTCGGGTTAACCGGCACCCAGCGGAAATTTTTATTCAGATAATTCGGTACGCCTTTTAGAGCACTATAGATCAGCTCTGACAGGTGCTCTTGGCTTACTCCGGGCTTATGTCCACTGAAGAAAATCGTATTGATGTTGAGAAGGTCTTTTTTGCCTGTGGCTGCTTCTTGCTGCTGCTCACCCCACACCGCCAGCCAGCTCAAGCCGGGAACGTGTCGCCGGATAAAATAATTATAGTCCCCACCCCAAACGACTTGCTCATCAAACGGTACGTAATACTGCGCGCGATAGCGCGTATCCTCAGTAGATTCAAAGCCACTACCGCCGGTGATCGGAGTGGTTGTAACCACTTCCAGCATTTCTACCATTGACGCGATATTGCCTGCAGGCGTCAACTTTTGGCCCTGGGCCAGCGTTGTTTCCCCCTGACTACACCAGGCTTCGATCTCGACCCGGCTTCCGGCTGGAGGCATGGCGCCAGTCGAACCATTACCAAATCGGACCCCCAACTGCTCAGATGGCCTATACACCAGTACATAATGCTCACTTGTGGCGCGTGACAGCCTGAACATAGGATTGTACTTCCACTTCCTTCGCTCACCGTTCACCACGACAAACACGTCGATAGAGGCCGTTTCAGAGGTGATATCTTTAGGCAAAAGCAGTGTGTAAAACGCACTTTCTTTCTCAATATTCGCCTGAATGTGGACCAACTCCATTTGCTTGACACTACTGACTTCGACGGCTTCACCTGCAGGGATCGTAACAGCGTCTGAAAGAACATAGGGTAATTCCATTGATGACAGGAATTCTGAATAAATCGGCAACTGTAATTCTTGCTTAGTTTTATTCCTGATACTGACAGCACCAGCCGACGGCGTGATCAGTGGGCCGACGTATCCCCTATCTTCAGCTGCAGCGAGAATGCTTGAGCGCTTTGTTGCTGTAGAAATAAATCCCTCACCCAGCGCCCTTCTTGCATGGTTCTGCGCCATATAGATAACCTGAGCGCCAAAAATGCTCATCATCTGTATAAACTGGCTATTTGCAAAACGCGCCCACCATGGTTTGTCTTGCAGCAACCCATTAAATTTTTCCAATAACTCCTGAATGCTCAAGATGTTCTCCCATCGGTGTTTTTCATGCGGAAAGTTGTAGAGAATGTGCCGCTCGGCATCGCAAAGATGATTTCCAACATATCTACTGAAAGCGCCGCGCACCGCACCTGAAAAACTCTGAGTGAAGGCAAATCAATGCGCAGCTTCTTAATCAATGCGTTTTCTATGGCAACTTCCACAAAAACGCTTTTTTCCGATCCAAGCGGTTCATGTTTGAAATTCACTAACGGATTACCCCATGATGGCAATCCGTAAATACTGCCGATAGGTGTTCTAAGCCACTCATCCAGACGGGCCTGATCTGCCTTATCAGCCCCTTCCATCACGATCACACCACCAGCATCAACTCTCAGTAACCCGTCAATTTCATATATCACGAACTTAATCCTTCAATAGACCATCGAGCGCCGCATCTCTGATTGAGAATGATGCGGCTCTACGCGGTGCCGGTTGCGCGGTATGAACAACCTTTTCTGGCGCGCCATCTTTCTGTTTTGAAACGCCTAAAAGTTGTTCCAGCGTAGATCCCATACCTCTTAGCTCTTTCAGAATATCCACATCGTGATTTGCAGTGTCAGTGCTTAATGACGGACGAATTCCACTGCTCGCCAGGTCCTGAACGGTTGGCATAGACTTCGGAATAGACAGGCTTGACGATTGCTGTGGCACAAAGGCTGGCTGAGCAGTCTGGTCCTTCGTTAACAGAGAAGTTGAAGCGTCTGTAAGCGAACTCATGCCACTATCAAGCCAGGTACCTACCTTGTCGGTGACAGGAGCTATAGCACGCTGAATGGTTGGATCAGACATACCTGCAGCATTCAGCGCATCACCCACGATCTGATTACCACTAAAACCGCTGATAGTCTGATTTAGCGTGTCACTGACTGCCGGAAGGATAGATGCACCAACAGCTTTTAAACCGTCAACAGCGCCCCCCATCGCTTTCTCAAACATGCTTTCTTCTGGCACTGCAGCATCGCGCGCGGTTACTCTCGGAATGCCAGAAGTAGCGCCGGGAGCTGCGCCTGCAGCTGGACGCCCGGACGCCGATACAATGGTAGTTGCCTGCGTGTTTTGACGATTAGCGGCATCCCTGCCTCGGCGCGAAATTTCAGCTGCCGGTAGTGCAGCAACTTCAAGCGAGGATGGCATCGTTGCACCGGCGGGAAGTGATAGCCCAGCTGAAGGACGATTCTTTGCCATTCCCCTGACGTTATACTCCGTCATCTTCTCCTGCAGCGCGGCATCCAATTTACCAGGTGCCGCAATTACAGCACTGGCCCCCGTTGCAGCTGCAGATTTTGTCTTGTCCCATATACTGGCGGAACCTGACGCAGCCTTTTCAGCTATGGCTTTTGCGACTTCTTCGCTGGATTTAATGGCTGATTTAGGTTGCGATACGCCCTCTTCTGGTCGATTCTTTGCCATCCCTCGAACGCCGTGTTCATTCAGTTGTTCCTGAACAACTTTGTCCACTTTAGCCGGGATGTCGGCGACAGCTGCAGGTGTCGCGATTGGAGCAGACGCTGGTGACGGCGAGACAACGCCCTTTGGTGCGGTTGTTATTACTTTGCTGCCGGTGCTATAGAGGGAGTTTTCCGCTACGGGAGCCATGCCTTTGCTAACGCGGGCTTCATTGACTACTTTCAGAGACTCATTGCTAAATTTACCGCCAACCCATTTACCGTTTTCATGGGTGCCGATTGAGTCTTTAATGAACTGATCCGTAACCTGTGGATTACCGCCTTCGATCGTAGCAATACCACGGATTAACTGGGTCATTACATCCGGGTTAGTCATATCCAGCTGCTGTCCAGACTCCACGCCCATTTTTTTGGAAAGTGCGCTGATATAGTCCTTCGTGCTGTTTTCGCTCTCCGGCGCATAGACTTTGATAATGTCTTCTACGGAATTGAGTTTTTTACCGCCGGTTGCCTTCGACTTCCCATTTGAGTACAGGGTGAGCTGGTGCGCCAAAGCCCTGAATCCTTCCTCCGGCGTATTGAATTTAGCGAACCTCGCTTCACCTTTACTGTTTGGGTCTTCGAGCCTCGCACCCTCCTGCCCGACGTAGTTCAGGTTTCCAAAGTTGTTGTTGCGGAATGAACGAACTTTTGCGTTTTTCCCGCCGATATTCAGGTCTGCACCTATGTCATTGGTCTTAACTGACTCGTAATCTGAAACAGATTTACCTTCAGCACCAACGTTATCTTTGCCCCATTCGCCCCCCTGCATTTGGGTACCCAACCGGTTAATTGCATTAACAGTTTTATCGGTACCATCAGATACGGCTTTGGTTATTTCGTTGCCCTTATCCTCATAGGATGACGTCACTTTTGATATGGCATCGCCGACCGTCGCCATACCGGAATCAAGGCCTTTCGCAATGCTCTCAGTATCAAAGGTCAACGCATCGGCAACGCTGTCCATACCGAACATGCGCGCGCCGGAAGCGAGCAAGCCAGCACCACCAGATACCAGGCCCCCCATATTGAGTACGTTCGCGGCGGTAAACGCTGTCTTTTGTCGGGCGCTGACTTCTTTGCCTTCCGCGACGTTAAATGCTGCCCTCTGCCCTTCTTCATCCGTGGCCCCGTCATAGGCATCCCAGCCAATGCTAAGCGCGGTACCGAGAAGCGGGATCGCCTTCAATGCAGTCTTTGCGCCAAGCTTGCCGCCAGCTTTGAGCGCCCCTGTTTTGGCTGCAGCCTCGCCAGCCTCTTCTGCTATAGGCGCAACGACCTTAGCTGCAACAGGTTTCGTTGCCGCTTCGACTGCTTTGGTTGCCACTTTCTCAGATGCAGGTTTAGCTGCAGCTTCAACAGCTTTTGTCGTTACTTTCTCCGCTGCAGGTTTGGCAACCACATCCGTTGCGACTTTAGCCCCAGTAGCAACAAGAGCACCGCCTGCAGCAACACCACCAGCACCTTTCAGCACATTGGCGCTTGTCATTACGGCCTTCAGCTTACCTAAGCTGCCATTTCGGGGTTTGCGTACCTTTTTACGGGCTTTTTCAGGCAGGGATACGTCACCTCGTCCGATATGGCCTAACCGCCCTCTTCTCCCTTTCCGACCGAAGCGATCGCCGAACCATCCGCCTAACCCACCACCAGCTGCGCCTTTACCGCTGCGCTTAATTTCTTCCCTGATTTCGTCCAAGCCTTCAATGATTCGTTCATCATTGGCTGCAATAACCTGCGTTTGCTCTTGAGTAGCCTGAATCCCTTTTTCCTGAGCACCTTTGCTGAATGTTTCCGCTGAAGATTTACTACCCATTTTTGGTGGCGGTAATGGCTGGGTCACTACATCGGGATATTTCTTCGCTGGTGTAGGTTCACTCAGCTCTTTACCTTCTTTTTTGTCGCTTACCCATTGCTGCAGGGATACAACGTTATCGCTAACGCTCTTGCCGAGATCAAACATTCCCCGGCCCAACATCCACACAGGCCCACCAACGGCAGCACCACCTACCAGCTCCGCACCGTCAGCATTCAGCTTTGAATCCTTTTCACTGCTACCCTTGAGCATGCTGCCCAGCCGATTGAAAAAGCCACCCTGTAACTTTTCCTGTTCTTTCAGCCCTAACTTTTGCTGGCGAACTCGACTTGTCTCTTCAGCTTTGTCGCGGGAAACAAAGCGCCCGGACGCATCACGATTTGGCGAGTTATTACTTTCTTCACTCGTTCTGATTTCTCGTGCTTGTTGATGACGCCGTTCACTGGATGGTTTTGGCCCCCTTTCACGCGTCAGTTTCTGACCATTAGCCGCCAGAACATCCGCGTATGTTCGACGCTCACGCCCTTCGTTAGCTCCATTACTGGCCTTTTTGGTCCTTTCTATACGTACTTTTCCACCACCAGATTCCGATCCTTCGCTAAAGTCCCTTTCATAAGTTCTTTTTTGTTCTTCTTTGGCTGTTTTTGGGCTTTTTGTATCTGCTTTTTCGGCCTGTGGCGGTCTTGATTTTTTAGGGCCTGGGACATTTGTGCGTTGCTTCAGTCGGCGACTAACAACCAGAGCTGAACCGTTCGACTCTCCATCGACAGGTCCACGTTCATTTGCCGGGGCTAAGTTTTGTAACGCCTGGGAGATTTTAGCTAACTCTCCTAATTCGGCTTCGCTGGCTTTCTCGATAGCATCAATGATGCTTAACCGATCCTTTTTAACCATCATTAAGACCTCTTGGGTTTGTACTTATCCTGCAGCGCTTTATTCATTTCCAGCGCTCTCCATTCAGGCAGGCGCTCCACGTCGCTTACCGGCTGATAGCCGTAAAGCGTGAGGTTGTTAATAACGGTTAACCATCCACTCAGATTTAAAGTTTGGAATGAATGAGCTATTCCGAAAGGGAACCAGCAATCGAGTTGCCTTGCCCTCCTTACCCTCTGCTTCACAGCTATGCGGAGGGAGAACAAGGGACACAACACCGCGCTCAATGCTCACGTCCAGACCATGCCGTAGCTCGCGTTGCATTAAGTGAATTTTGGCAACTAACGGTACAAATTCGGTATCTGTAGCCATAGTTGCGATCAAGTCATAACGGCGATTTGCTGCAGCTTCGTAATCATCCGGGTCGTCATTAAGAGCCGTATTCAGGGCAATTTCAGCCAGACGCATTCGACGCTCAGCATTTTTGTATTCAGGGTCGGTTTCTTCAGGAAGCATGAAACGGAGTTTTTCAAGCATACAAATCCCCCGACCATCCAACGGCTTTAATATCCATTCCGTCGGAACTCCCTGAACCGGTACCGTTACGCGCCGTTCTGGAACCTCTGTCAGCAATTCTGCATTTTCAGAAAGCTCTCTCAGGTCGAAGTCATAGAAATGAGTTTCTCCGCAGTGCTGGCAGTTGTAGGGGTATGTGGTGACTGTATCCGTGCGGGAATTGATATAAATCCACCAAAGGGCAGTACGACGATCCTGCGCCGTCCAGAGGGCGCTATCGTTAACCTCCCCAGCTTGCATGGCGTTGAGGTATTTTGTTGTCGTGGCTTCCTCTTGGTCCGGCAGGCTGTCGCTATACAACATAGCGTCATCCACCGTTGGCATGCGGAAGTGGATCTCTGTTCTTGGTTGGGATGGTAATGGGAAATCAGGAATTTTCATGTTTGCCCCAGCAATAAAGTGATGCTGAGTAGGATAGGCAGTCTGTGTTTTCGTTATGCCGTGTTCTCTTCGCCAAAAAATGACAATGCAATGTAAATACAATGAAAATACGCATTCGTAAATATCATGTAATTACATCGCAAATCATATGCACATACGTCGTAAATACTTATCTGTAAATACAGTGTCGCGCTTATGCGCCACAACGAAAACACATTGCACATACAACGTAATTACATGTTTGTATGTACATTGACATTACACCGCATACCCAATGGAATTACATAAAGTACATACACCGTCATTACATTTAGAAAGATATTCCACTCCCGATTTTACTGGTCAGCCCTGATATGGCGCTGCCTGCAAGCCCACCCAACCCTTTGTTAATAGACGAACCTTTAACAAATGATAGCGGGTATGACATGAACTCTGTTACCTGGTCCCGTGACCAAGTGACTTCTCCCAGCGTGGTAGGGATCATTGCAGCTTCTTCAGCCAGTGTGCGCTGACCGTCCTGAGATACCCGATAGAGTCGAACATTCATAAGATAGGAAGGGGGGAGGTTGATGGTACCGTCGTTATTGATAACCTTTGCACGACGCTGATCGAACCATTTATACAGATCACCATTCTCGTTATCACGAACGGTCATCGTAAGGTTTCCCGCTGTTCGGTGAGTTGGCTTGTTAAATTCAATCCCCCCGATAATTTTCGACTCAGTTTCGATGTTGCCAAATCCAAACGTGACATCTTTGGCATACATGTCTATTCCGGGCATCCCATCAGCTTCAACCGTCCATTGCCAGCCCTGCGCATAACGAATACGCATTGCGGCCTGCAGGATTGATTTAGCGGTCGATAGTTCCGCAGGCATGCCACCGAACGAAACCGATTTTCCGCTGGTGATCGATGTGGCCCGGTCAAGAATGTTGGAAATAAGGTTACTGCCGATAGATTTAGCACTGGCACCACCAGTGATGTTATTCGCCAGCCCATCAAAAAAACCCATAATCACCTCGTGAGCTGGTGGAGTGCTGCAAACTATGCAGCACTGATCCACGCGTTACAGTATGGTTGCACCAGGGATAATCGCTCTGTTCGCAGACATTTGCAGCTCCAGCTCTTGCTTGCGCTGCTGCAGAGTAATTTCATCAGGGTATCCACTGGTATCCAGTTTCCCGGCGATGGCTACAATGCGGAGTCTTTCCGTGTTTTTAATCGCAATAAGCGCCTCCAGGTAGTCTTCCAGGCTTCCGATAATATCAGCCGGTATAACCCATTTTTCGAAATCACGATCTCTCAGGTTGAGCAAATACGCCATTGTCAGGGGATAACGTTCATCGCCATACAAATCCAGTTTGATTGCGTCAGGGTAGGGGTCGGCATACACCAGGCCACCGCGACTATCTGTGACATGGATTAATGCCAGGTAGTCTTCTGGTAGCTTCATGCTGACACCATCCTGCTTACTTATCTGTACTCGGCTTATTACGCCAGCCTTATCCTGATAAGTCGTCAACGCTTGACGTAAAAGGGTTTTAAGCAATGTGTCATCATCCGCGAGAAGCGGCTGAAAGCGCTTTTTAACGCCTTCCAGCATATCGACTGGCGTCATAATTATTCAGCCCAGTTGTAAACGATACGCAGGGTAGGGCGCACGACCGTAGTCACGTCTTCTGAACCAAAATCAATGGCGTCACTGTAGACCTTACAATGCAGCAATTTGCGAGTGATACCGCCATCTGAACCACTGTTAGACTCTGCAGCTGCCTGCAGCTCAATATCGACATACTCTTTGCCATATACCATTTGACGCACGGCTTTAAATACATCGCCTTTGATAGTTTCCGCACACGTCACCTGAATTTCACCAGAGTTACGAACTGGCCCATGTTGGTTGATTTTCATGCCACTCGGCGCGAAATCTTCCACGTCTTCACGAGTCATTTCAGGGATCTGAGATGTACGAATAAGAATCGACAAATTCTCATAACCCTTAATGCGCATCCAGAACTCAGAGCCAACCAGTTTTTCACCGGCGGCAAGGCTCTGATTAAGGCGTTTTTTGAGAAAGCCCATATCGGCTTTGGTGTTGGAAAATCCAGACATAAATACCCCTCAGTTGAAACAGTGGCAGTGCCAAAATTGCACTGGGGGTAGGATAAGTAGTCTGTGATTTACGAAAGGATCAGATAAACATGTAGGGAATGTCAGACTGGTTTTGTACAGCCATACCAGAGCACTGCAGTGTGACTGTATTGTGCGTATAGTAACCCTGGTCAGTTTTCGGAACATCGAGCAAAAAGCTAACGTTCTGGATCACAACATCCATTAGTTTTAGTTTGCGACCGATATCCAAAATGACTGGCGTTGGTCGGCGTCCAGTAGCTGCCATTGCAGCCAGTTCCGGTGATTCCATCTGCATCAGTGTAGAGATCGCATCGTTTACCTCTACCTTCGCATCAATTGTAGCCATAAGGTCAACGACAAGGTTAAACGTCGGTGGTGTCTGGCCTTCCCATATCAGCAGGCTATTGAAGGTTGATTTGGTTGTCTGGTCTGACATAGCCTGCGCGGTTGAGGCCACTTTACCGGCTGCAGAACTCACAGCCCCTGCCATCCCCCCTAAGCTGTCATTACCGAACGGTGATTCCCACATAGATTGCAGTTCAGCACTGCTACCCTGGCCTATATAGCCCACAACCATATGCGTTTCTGACGTAATAAAGACTTTCAGGAAGGGGCTTACGCCATCTGGCATTATCGCACCACAAATCATTGTGAAGGCTCCCTAAAAAAGCCACCAGCATATTGCTGGTGGCTCAGGCTCATTACATTCCGCGTTTCTGGCGGAGCTTCATGGATTTACGACGATGTAGTTTTGCCGTGGAGGTTTGCGCTTTACGACGTGCTTTTTTCAGGGCCGCTTTTTGTTTGGAGGTTCGACGCAGTTTACGGATGCGTTTACGGATCAGTTTTACTTTTCCGTCGCGAACAACCTTAATTTTCGGCGCTTCAAACATAGCGTCATCGTCATCACCGGCGATAGTGTATTGAGAAATAGCTTCATCGCTGTCATCAATGTCATTAATTGCATCGTAGACAGCAGCTGCGGCGTCATCATCCTCATCGTCGATCATACTGGTGACGTCTTCCTGGTCTGCGCCAAGTGCAATGGCGGCGTATGCCAGATCAGACAGAGCATCGTTGTAAGCATCAACCTGTTCGTCGGTATAGTCGGCGTTGTCATCTTCCAGATCGGGCAGGTCAGCCAGGGAAATAGCCAACGCACTGAAATCCAGCCAGGTAGGTTCACCGTCGCTAGCCCATTCCACCAGCATAGAAGCAGCCACACTACGACGGTCTTCATTGTAGCGGCGCTCTACCGCTTCCATCATGGCCATTTCTTTATCGCCATCTTTTTTAACCGGCTTGTTCTTATCAGTATTGTTTTCAAGCATGGCTTGTTCTTCGGCGGTTGTATCCATGGAAAAACCGGCCTGAAGCAGTAGGCTATGGTTCATATTACGTTTATTCAGCATCTCTTTTTCCTTAGCGCAAGAGCATCGGTTTACCGACAATTCGACGTGACGAACCCGTCGGGCAAACAGCCCATTCCAGTTCCCACAGATCAATGTCTTTTTGAGTCAGTGACAGGGTGAAAGGAGAGTCGCCCTGGCTTGTATCGCGAGGTTTTACCAGTGCTTCAGCGGCAACAAATCGCTCAAGCAAATCTGTCATGCCCGACGTCAATACAGTTGCCGTAACGCCATCTGGCTCATGTTTTGCAGTCTCAGCAACCTGGTAGAAACCGCGCGCAATCGCGTTCATCAATGAGCTAATAGGCTGAAGGCGCAGGTAGTTGTTTTTGGTGATAGTCGTCAGGTAATCGTCAATATAAAGATCACCGGCTTCATTCATCGCAACCGTGTTGATTCGGGCTTTAACGAACTCTTCGAGATCAATCTCATCCAGATTAGGGATAGGTTTGATGTTCTGACGGCTAATGATGCCCCGCGAAGTCCCAGCTGGGGCGTAATGCCATCCACCAACATCAGGGACCAGCGCAACGCCTTTTGCCTTAGCAATAAATGCCTCACAGGAGATCCCGAATACGACATTCGCGCCAGTGAATACATCGCGGCAGGAATACGGGAAGTAATAGCGGCATGATTGATGAAATCCACCGAGGCCATGTGATTTAGCTTCAGCGATAGCTAACGCGGCTGTTTGTGCGCCCTGCAGGTCATAGAACATATCAACCCGGATATCCTGGGCAAATTTATCCAGATCCGCAATCACCGTCGGGTCGTAGCAACCGAGAGAGAGGACTGCAGTAAAGCTAAACATCGATTTTTTCAGAACCGTCAGCGCTTTTTGATAATCAGCAGCCTTAATCTTCGAAAAATCACCATCACTACCGCCAGCAAACGGTATTGCTTTAACTGGCGTCAATTCACCCTGAAGCTGAGAGATAGCTTCATGTGCATCATCCGCCACCAGCGCACGTAATCGCGTAGAACCATTTTCCAGGGCCGTAGCCATGAATGCCGGAGTACCCATGTCGGTAATACCTTCAGGATCAAAGGATACCTGGTGCGATTCCAGAATAGTGACGGTACCTGCAGCATCAGTTTCCTGCAGCTCCAGAATGAATAAGCCTTCGGAAGTCTCATCCTCATGTAAGTTAATTGCACGAGAGGTAGAGGCATCACCATCATCAATGTAAATCAGCGCGTGAGCGCCATCAGGCAGGGCAGGGAGCGCCCCAACATTCATGGTGGAGGCTGTCGTGGTGAACGCTTTTGTTTCCGCATTTAGCGTAAGGGCCAGCGTCGGGATTTTCATGTCTGGTGCGCACACGCGAACGACATAACCATCACCGCCTTTTGTCGCACGTTCGACGTGACGCAATGGCTCAAACATAGCGCCCTGACGCGGATGAATAGCCGCACCAAGCACCGACTGATAGTTATTTGCAGTAACGCGTAATACAACGCCAGGCTTGCCACGGCGGGAAATAACTAACCCAGCGAAAACAGAAGCACCGCCTGACGTATTGGTGTTGGTCGCATCGGCATTAACCGGCATGATCGCGATACCGGACGCCTGACCAACTGCAAAAGGAATTTGTTTCATGTTCAGAATCCTGTTAGCGGCACCCGTTCAGATGCCGCTTTGCAATTATTTGGCGGATTTAGCGTCAGCTACTTCCGGCGCTTCAGGCTCAGTCGGTTGACCTGCTTCGATTTTCTTGCCGTTCAGCATGTTGTACGAACCAACTTTGGTGTTGGTCAGCTGCAGCTTGCAGAAATACGCTTCGCCTTTACGCGGATGGATCTCGTTAAGCGCAGATCCCCACATAGTTGTGCGGTTCACCAAAGAAGGGTTCGTTTCGTGGATGTAAGGAATGGCAGGTACGGCATCACCGGTGATAAGACCAGCTTCACCAATGCTGTTACCGCGACCGTAGAAAATCACTTCATTTGAATTAAAGTTGTAGCCATCTTTTACAAACTGATCACAAACAGCGGTCGGGACTTCAAAGATACGGATGTAGCCAAACAACGTACCGATGTACTGGACGTGAGGGCTTTCAACGTAGTTCGGGTCCTGGGAGAAATACTGCGGCGGGAGAGACTTAATAAAGTTCGCAGCCTCACCACCAGCAAAACCGCCACGAATGCCGGATTTACGGGTTTTATTGACCATCGCCGTGCTCATTTCATTCACGCGATGGCGAAGCAGGCCAACCCAGGATTCGTATTGCTGAGCTTCCGGCAGCGCTACGTCAAACTCGTATTTTTCGATACAGAAAAACGCCATCAGGCGCAGACGCATCATGTCCTGCTCATGGGAGAGCCAGTTACGCATTGCAGTAAACTGGATCGACTGCATGTTGAGGCCAAATTCACGACTGGCATCAGATGCAGACATGACAGTGTGCTCAGAGGCAACAACATACTGAGATGGGCTAACCTGCCATTCACGCATGGACTGGTTAATCACAGGAATAAGCTCAGGCGCTTTTTCGATGTTGATTTCCAGCTGAATGGCTAATTCAGTACCCACTGCAGGTGCTTCAGTGAAGGTAACAGCGACGGTACCTTTGTCATAAGCAACTTTACAGGTGGCGGAGAATGCCGTCCCGTTAGCATCTTTATCGTTGAAATACAGGTTGCCGTCGCCGTCATCAGCTTTAGATTGACGGCGGTTAATGATCAGCTTCGTGCGACCAGCGCGGATAGCCATATCTTTCCCTTCAACTGCTTTAATTCCAAAGTTGAAGGTTTTCTTCGCGCCATCCGGCTGAAGTTCTGCGGGGAAGATGTAGTAACGCTTGAGTTGAGAATACATACCGGCGGCTTGCATGTGCAGCTCGTCACCGACCTTGAATGAGCCGAACTCCGTCCCTGCAACGTTCAGCAGTTCGTAAATATTGGCTTTATCGCGATCGCACGGTACGAAAGTACATGCGTCAGACGTTGCCGCACCCAAAGATACCGGCAGGATAAGCGCTACAAACTGGGCCAGGCGTAAAACACCATCAGAGGTACGCATATCAGCTGCAGCTGATTCAAACATCGCGCGACCAACGCCTTCATGTTTGTCAGATGCGGCTTCCAACATCAGGTTTTCACAGCAGTATTGCGCGTTTGCCAGCAGGTCTGGTGATGGTAAATCACCGGTACGTTGCTGGTGCTCGATCATCGCCGACGTCCACGCGCTCGCGACACGCTTCACAAAGCGCGGGTCAACACCTTCAAACATCGGATCACGCAATGCCGCATCCAGTGAAGCCTGAGCCAGCTCGTTCGGATCGGTAATGGTGACGCCATTCTTTTTCTGAATATCAACGGTGAATGCTGCGACACGCGCGGCGCGTTGGTTGATTTCATCCATTCGCGCGCGGGCAGGCGAAATATCTTTGCTCACAATTTAGCCCTTATCTTAGGGCGCGGCTGCGAGAGTTACTTTTGACGCGTAGAGATTATGCGGTTTGTACTTTGTTAACCCACCCGAAAAAATACCATAGATTTGATTTATTTTATTTAGATTTACATGTATCTTTACCCTGAAATTATCCAACAGGGAATTGCCGTGGCTTACGAGATTTTTTTTTCATACGAAAGTGGGGCGACCAGCCATAACTACCAGACGGATTCACGTCGTCTTATTGATGCCCGGTTGCATGAACTTCTGACAGAGGAAGAGGAAACGCGGCAGTTAGCGGATCGCATCATCCTTAAACGTGCCGGGAAGATAATTCTCGACATGCCCACCAGCGCCAATAACAAAGAAATCATCAAAGCGGTTTGCTATCCCCGCGTGGGCGCGCCAAGAAAGATTGATACCCCCGTATCCAAGACATTCTACCTACCGAAAAAAGCCGTCGATTTTCTTGAGGAACGCGGCAAAGGCTCCGCATCAAAAGGACTAAAGCAGATCCTGATTGAAACCGGCGGAGAGGAAATGAGTCAGGTCTTCAGGCCTAAAAAATGAGACTGGTCCGGGCGCTGTTTGTTGGCCTGGCGTTTCTCTGCTGGGGGTTGGTGATAGCCCTGGCATGGGGGGCAGAGTGGGGAACAGAAACAGCGGGAAAAATAGCCATGGCATCGAGCCTGTTAGCGCTGGTGTATGGCAGTAGCAGTTACCGAAAAAGTGGACGTAGAAAACAGAAGAGATCGTAACAACGACGTGCTTCATAGCCACAAATTTGCATAAGGAAGAAACAGAATGAACGCCGGAGAAATACAGAGATCGTTACCTAAATGCCCAGCTTGCGGCAACACCCCTGAATTTGCGCTGAAAGAGGATCAGTTTGGTTTGAATAGAGGCGGTATTAAATGCCCATACGACCATTACCGCGCGCATCTCGACAGCCCAATTGGTAGCCGAGAAAAAGCGATAAAAAAACTGGCCCCTATGTGGACTGAAATGGTGCGGAAAATTAAAGAAGGGGAAGCGGAATGAGCAAGCCAACATACGCAGAACTGAAGGCTAAATGCGAGCAACTGGAAGATTTTAACCGGGAAGCAAGCGCTCTGATCGCCACTCTCCAAAGCAATTTATCCAGAGCAACTCTCAACGGGCAAACGCGTACTGCAGCTGTCCTTGATGTTCTCTTAGAGCGCCAGCGCCAGCAAACGGACGAAGGGTATAGCACTCAGCAGGACGATACTTATATCTGCGGGGAACTGGCTGCTGCAGCTATCTGCTACATCGAACCTATGGAGGCGGCTAACTACTGGCCTGCTGATTGGCATGATGACAGTTTTAAACCATCGGATTATCGCCGTAACCTGGTGAAAGCTATAGCTCTCCTGATCGCTGAAGTTGAACGTTTCGATCGCCAGGAGGCAGCACTATGAGCCAGCCTAAAACCCATACCGGAAAAGTCGTTACCAAAGACGGAGATAAGCGTATCAAGTTGCGTGAAACAGCAACAACCTGGTGCGCTGGCCCAAGAGAGACATACGACAAGTTTACTGGGCGTCGTATCGGCGCGCCGAACACAAAGCGTCGGCTGAAGCTTGACACCATCCGTCCTATTGAGAGCAAGGGAGCTGAAAATGTTTAAGAAGGTTTTCAGCGGTGCCGGTGATTTCCAGGCATGGAACGAATGCAAGAACTGGCTAGATAAGCACGGTTACAGCTACGGCTCAACGTCCTGCCGCGCGACAGGTGTGGGAGTTCTTAAAGGGGATTACTGCATTGCAAAAATGCACAACCTGACTAAGCAGGAGATCCAGGAGCTTGACGGGATCGTCGATGGTAACTTTCGCAACGGCCCCGTCGTGTTAAAGCTAAAAGTAGCGCCGGAAGGTATTAGCCCGGAGGCCGCGCTATGAGCGATCGTTTTTACATGGCCTGTCTTCGCGATACCGTCGGTAGCAATATGTCCTTTCATTGCGCTAATGGGAAGGGTTACAGCACCAATATCGACTCAGCGCATGTATACACACTGCATTCAGCACAATCAGCATGGGATCGCGGCAGGGATATTGACCTGCCTGTATCTGCAGACTGCATTGACGCCCTGACAGTATGGCATGTTGACCACCAGCATATCCCCGGCAAAACAACGCTGGTGGACGGCTGTCACGCCTACGTCGCATTCGTTAAAGGCGAGTGGGACGGCAATGACGTGTACTGGCTGGCAGACGGCTCATTACCAACGACTGATTTTAGCAAAGCTGCTATCTACACGAATGCCCGGGAAGACAGCGAAGGTCTAGTGTGGTTGCCGTTCTCCGTCGCAGATGCCGCAAAGCGCCGCACGTTCAACATCAATCTTCTTAACCGCCGCAAGATGACTCAGGGAGCCGGATTGCGCGTACCGGCGCACCTGAAGCGCAAGAGTAAGCGCCAGGACACAGGCAAAACTCGCTGGAATTGCCCGTTTTGTGGACGTATTAGCTGGCAGCTGAACCCCTATGACTTTGAAGGCTGCAAAAACTACACCTGCGAGGGATCGCGATGAGCACCAGCAACCTAAACGAAGAAACCAAAAAATACCTTCAAAAACAGTTAATCAAGCTGGGTGACATGATTGGTGACGGCCTTGCCGATGAGCCAGGCGGAAAATGGATTCGCAAAGAATACAACCAGACACTTAAAGCGCTGGGTATGGCCCCGCCACGCAAAAAGCGCCGTTCTAAATCGCCTCAACTGCTCGATGAAATCAATCGTCTCATGGCTATACGGATAACTGAGGTTGCATGCCCTCAGTGCAAAAAATACAGCCTCAAACAGTCCCGCTCAGGCTCAATGTCTGCACGGTGTGAGACATGCAATACCGGCTTTAAATTGCTCAGAATGCAAACGAAATAAGGACTAATACCATGACGGAAAAGCAGATATTAAAAGCATTCCATATTCAGGGTGATGAATACGGCATTGTCCGGTTTGCCACCAGCAATGTTGTGGCACGACGCGAAGGCGCTCAAGAGCTGGAAGAAGAGTTTAGCGGCATATCGTGCAAGCGCATGCCCGGAGCAGACAAATATGCAGAGCTGGGGAAAGTGCCAGGCCACGCACTGGTTGAAGAGTTTGGCTGGTGGCAAGAATGCGCATATTGCCAGTGTCACGTTGATAACGAAACTGAGGGTCGTGTGTGGGATGGCGATACCGCTTACTGTGATGCTGAGTGCCAGGCGCGCTGGATGAATTACCTCATTGATGCTGAAACGGAGCGTCAGCGCATAAAGGCGGCAGAGTTGGAGGCCATTGAAAAAGCGATCGCTAAGTTTCCCGGTATTACCGACGTCATTGCTCACCAAAACTTCAAAAAAGAGATCGTCGTTTATTTCCGTTTCCCTGGTGGAACGGAAAGAGCTTCATGGCCCCTCGGAGCCGACAGTGTAGGTGTAGGTCATGGTGATTCTGAGCCGTTAAAAGCTTACCTGCAGTCAATTCGTAAGGACGCAACACAATGAAACTGAAACAGCGCGACACGTTGAGCCAATTTGTTCGGGATGTTTGTAACCATCAAATGACCATCCTGAAAGACGACGGCGTTTATCGTCACATCCGTTTCCAACAACCGGGAACCACCTGCTATTACTTCGATCTCATTACCTGGCCTGGCTATCTGACTATTTGCGGCGATATGGGGACCTGGACGTTTTCCCGTACCCACGACATGTTTGATTTTTTTGCGCGCAATACGCTGGAGATCAACACGTATTATTGGTCTGAAAAACTTGAGGCTGGTGCCGGTTGTTCTGCTCGTGAGCTGATAGCTAAGTCATATGATCATGACGAATTTTGCTCATCCTTGAAGGAATTGCTAAGCACATATTTTGAAGACGACGAAAACGAGCCAGACGTTGATTGGAACGACGAAGACGACGAACCAGACAGTGACAAATCCCGTATTCGTGAAATCGTTCGCGAGCTGTGCCGTGAGGATTTCAATAACGATGTGTTGGCATATAACGCCGTTTATGAAGCTGACTGGCCTGGCTGTGTAGATACATGGGAATTGTGCGCTGACATTTCCTATAAGACGTATACCAGCCATTTCCGCTGGATTCTATTCGCTATTGTTTGGGGCATTAGCCGGTACCGCGCTGCGCCAATGATCGAAAAGTCGATGACCACATTCCTCGCCACCAGGGAGGTTTATCGTGGCTAAAGTTGCCGAACAGCTAATCGCCAGCATTAAGGGAGCCAGAAGCCTGGACGAACTGTTTTCCATGCTTACCCCTGCAAATCCTATCAAAAACCCGTACCGCGAGTGTGTAAAGCGTATCTCCGCCATTCAGGAAGAATACGGTCCAAATACTGACGCATGGCCTACAGAAATCCAGACGGAATATGAGTTCCTTTGCAGCGAACGTGATCGCCACGAAGCGGAAGAGGAAGACCAATTTCAGTTTGAGGCAAAGAAACGTTTATGAGTCGCAAAGCGGCTCAAATCTCACAAAGAAATGTTACTCCACAAGGAGGTATTCAATGAAGAAGTCACTGAACGCACGTTGCATCCGTCGCTGGATCGTCGAATTTAAAGGCCGCTGCGACTCGAAACATAGCCCGTATTGGCGCAAGCGTGATCTGCGCGGTTACATCCGGGAATGCGCCCTGACAACTGCCGACTGCATGGTTGAGCGTATGGCTGAGGACAACGCTCTGGT